TCCGGCGCTACATGATCGAGCGCTTCCGGCCGAAGCAGATCCGCGAAGTGAACTACGCGCTCGCCTACCACTTCGGCAACAAGCTCATGAGCTACGGCATGGATGAGACCGGCCTGGGCCTGCCGATGTACCAGGAGATGGAGGATGACGAGAACGCACCGCCCCGTCTGCTCGATGTCAGCCGCGGCTACTTCTTCAACGCCAACGTACCGGTCGCTGTCGAGAAGGAGTTCGTGATCGAAGACTCCAAGGGGCAGATGCGCGATCAGTACGGCTCGGCCGTCAAGGAGGAGTACGACGAGCTCAGTGGGGAACGGCGGCTGGTGACATTCATGCCAATGCTGGAGTCCTCCACTCGCTACGTGCGCAGTTGGATCGACAACGGCAAGCTACTGCTCCCATTCGATCCGGATCTGGTCTCCGACTTCCAAGGTGAGACCCATCAGCGCGTGAAAGCAGTCGGCCAGCGTGTCGGCTCCCGTAACAAGGGAAACGCCTTCCACATTCTCGACTCCGTGCGGGCTGCAGCTCAGGCCGAGCACTCCGACAAGGTGGAGGCCGAAATGGAAGGAGAGTTCGTCGAGGACGTGCTCGACTACGCGGGATGACCTACAAAGAAGTACAAGAAGTAGTTGAGGAAATCTCGAAACTTCACATCCCGGAGTGGAAAGATCACGGTGTCAAAGAGAAAATCGAAGCGCTGGAAGATCATCTTCTGCGCACCGCGCGCGCGCGAGGCATACTCGAAGAAGCCCGCCTTGGCCTTGAGGACGTGTACGAAGAAATTGACGTCAAGTGGCGAGGCTTGGAGGGCTGGGAAATGTATCTGCGCAACAAGCCCAAGAGCCAGGTCGAGATCGACGACGCCAAAGGGCAGGCCGACCCGGAGCTCCACTCCGAGCGCCGGCTATGCATCAAACTGCTGAGGCAGGTGGGGAACCAGATCCGCAGGCTCGAAAAAGACGACGCCGCGGCGAGTCGGATCTACACCATGCTGACGGGAAGTTAGCGAGCTGACCCGGACCCCCGCAGAAGAGAGGCTCGACCCCGATCCGGTGGGTTGCCGAGCTTCTGTCTTAGCCTGATCCCCGCGTACCCGCCGAAGCGGTCTCGGCGAGGGGCCGTGGCGTGTTCGCCAGCTCGACTCGTACATTACACGACATGTACTCCGGAGTGCAGTGTTTCTGGGTTGAGCCCAACGGCAAAGCCGATCGGTCGCTGCGTCGCTATGGCGGCGAGGGCTGCCCGCTGAGGGAGGGTGCATACACCAGCTCCCACAACGCCAGCGTCGACATCGGCCAGTTCGACGTCATCAGGACGGAGCCCAACGACGAGGGCATCCGGTACATAGCTTCGATCCCGGTCGATGAGTACCTTGGCGACCCCCGCTGGCCGACGCATTGCGAGTGCGGCTACGAGTTCCAGGCCGACGACAAGTGGCAGGTCAACCAGGATGAGATCTACATCGCCGAGGATGGCCGGCAGACCTACATCAGGGCCGCTCTCGGCCGCAAGCCGCTCCCAGGAGCCATGTTCGACACCTTCTGGAGGCCGAACGCCCGGAAAGAGGACGGCCTGGCGATCTCCGTGATCCTCCCGAATGGCCTGGACTGGTGCATCGACGGCGAGGCCAGCAGCGGCGGCTTCTGGGAGCGGACGGGCACGCCGCCCAATCTGACGGTCTCCCCGTCGATCCAGGGCGGCGACTACCACGGATACCTGCGGGATGGCGCTCTGACGGACGGGTAGCGAGAGACGCGCATCGAGCTCTCGCAAGGGGCGGAGCCGCGCTGCGTCTCTCTCGTCGGCCGAAGCCCCTTGACCATAGACAAGGAGCGAGCCTTCGTGCCGGGCACCTTAACTTAGTCATCCGATGGCTAAATTGCCGTCAACGGGGTCTAGTCCGAGCGGAATCGTAGATTAGGTCCATGGATCTGGTTCTTCCGCCTGGCGTGTCGCCGGGCTTTCTTGACGGCGAGCCGGGTCCTATGGGCGAGGGGCCGGACGGCGTCGTCATCGACAACCAGACCGGCCTGCCCGACGACTTCATCGGCGACGCGACCCGGACGTTCATAGAGGAGAACTCATCTTTCGGGCCGCAGGTGATGGACTACCAGTTCTACAGCGGCGCGGGCTCTTCGATCATGACGCGCACCGAGTTCCGGCAGCCGTCGACGATCGTCGAGGAGATCCGCGTCGCGCGCCACCTGGCCGAGCGAGACGATGACGTCGCCGCGGTCATGGGCGAGATGATCGGCACCGCGTTCTCAGAAGGCCTGGAAACCCAGCATGCCGACGAGAAAACCAAAGCGATCTTCTGCGCGATCAACGAGGAGATGGACATCGAGGCGGTCCTCTCGGAGATGTACCGCGAGTGGCTGATCGCCAGCCAGGTCAACACTGCGATGCTCTTCAGCCGCAGCAACCTCGAATACGAGATGAGCGAGGCGACGCGGACCCTGAACGTCTCGGCCGCGGTCCCGCGCGTGGGCGTGCTGGCCTCCGAGAACATCCGCGTGCTCGGCAACGACACCTTCGGCACCGGCACGCTGGCCTACGACCCCGACAACGAGAAACTGCGGATCTGGCTGCGCGAGTACTTCGACAAAGGCACGAGCGTCGCTCGCAAAGCCGAAATGGGCAGGCAGGACCGAATCGCGGCGAACCTCTTCACGGCTCAGATCTACGTCAACCCCTTCGAAGTGGACATGCCGTCGACGACGACGGGCGTCCTCTACCTGCTGAACCCCCAGATCGTCCAGCGATCGACGATGCCGAAGGGCTCTTGGCGCTACCCGCGTCCGTTGCTGACGCGCAACTTCCCACTCCTGGAGGCCAAGAGACTCCTGAACATCATGGATTTCGCGCTGCTGCAGGGCGGCTCGAACTTCATCGTGGTGGCGAAGAAGGGCTCCGACAAACGGCCAGCGCGCCCCAACGAGGTGGCCAACCTGCGCGAGGTGATCCGCCGTTCCTCGAAAACGGGCGTCATCGTCGGCGATCACCGCCTGTCCTTCGAGATCATCACCCCCAAACTCGACGAGCTCCTCAACCCGACCAAGCGCCGGCTGATCGGCCGCAAACTGGTCATGGGCATGATGCGCGTGGCCGACCACGGCGACGACAAAGGCTCCGAAACGGCGAAGGCAGAGACCGAGACCTACGGCCGGGTGATCTCCTGGGACCGGGCGGCGATCGCCCGCCACATGAAACGGAACGTCTACAAGGAGACCGCCCGGCGCAACTCCAGCATCCTCAAAGGGCCGGCGTCGCTGTGGTTCCCGAAAGTCATTCTCCAGGGCACGCAGTATTTCACCGACTTCGTGTTGAAATTGCGCGACCGCGGAGATATTCCTCGCAAGGCGGCGGTGCAGGCAGCGGGCTTCGACTACGAGGCTGGACTCGCGCAGCGCAAACGCGAGCTCGCCAACGGCGACGACGCCGTGCTGATCCCGGGGATGGTGCCGCACAGCTCCCCCGAACAGCCCGGCCAGCAGCCCAGCCCGAACGACAACGGCGGTGGCAGGCCTCCCGGCGGCGGTCCCGAAGACGCCTACCGCGGCAAACGGGTGATCGCTAAAAACGCCGGCGAGACGATCAAAGCGTGGCTCGACGATGACCCGGAGATCAATCAGGTCGTGCGCATGGGCGAGATCACCCTCGGGATGCTGGAGGAGTACTCCGATCGCGACGTGGGCCGCATGACGGGCAACGAGCGCACCGCACTCGACCTCACCGAGCCGACCCAGATCGCCACAACCGTCTACGTCCCGGTCAACCCCGGCTACATGGTCAACGACGTGAAAGCCGTGCGCCTGGCCGACGGCCTCTCCGCGCTGATCGGCACCGAGGTCGCCAGCGACGCGATCGTCACCAAAGTGCTCTGCTTCCGCGAGCCGCAGTTCACCCTCAAAGAGGCCGAGGAGATGGCGCTGCGCTGGGGATTCGTCACCCGTGAGATGCCCCAGCTTGCGCCGCCGGCGGACCCGGAGGAGACGGCAGCCGTGCCGCCCGTGAACATCAACTTCAACCTGCCGGAGAGCGTGATCAAGTACCTCGAAGGGCTGGCGGGCGGCAACATCGACCCAGGGGACGGTTCGTAAATTACGATCATGGACGCCGTCGGCTTCATCACCAATCTGAGAGGCGTAGAGGAGGTCCAGGCCCGGCGTCTGTTCGTCGACCACGATGAACGGATCGCAGCGGTGGAGGCTGGCGGCGGCTCCCAGGCTGAGACCGAAGTGAAAGTCATCAACCTGGGGAGTGACTGGTCGGGAGGGGATCTGCTCGGCGCGCGCGTTAGTTCCCCGCCGAAATCTCATAAGCTCGACCTTCGAGACGGCACTGCAGCGTCGCCCGCCAAGTCTGGCGTCACCGCGAGTATCAGCCGCACAGACTCCACGAGCAGAGCCGAACTGAACGAAATCGGCCCGACCGGCACCGACGGTCCCGACGGTGCATCAGCGATGCGGATCACGATCAAGGGGACGCCGGCGTCGCAGGTGCAGATCACAGCCCTCACTCTTCGCGCGTGGCAGACCGGCACCGAAAACGGTGGAGAAGTCAGCGCGGACGCCACGCCGCTGATGTCACTTTCCCGGGTGTCGGGTAGCGGCATGGGCCGCGCGATCGCCGCTTACTTCGAGACGGTGCGAGAAACCGCGACGTCCGGTGGGCAGCAGGGGCTGGAGATCCGGGTCAAGAACGAATCCGGCGAAGACGACTCCTACCTGACCAGCGGTGGTTCGAAGTCGATGGGGCTCTGGATCTGCGCCAGCGGCTTGAAACGTGCCGGTGCGGCCGTGCAGATCGGCCACAACTTCTCCCAGACCTTCGACGTCGGCTTCGCGGCCAATCCCGAATCGCTGGTCTCATCCTTCCTACGCGACGAGTCCGAAGCTCTGCGCTCGCTCTTCATCCGCGGCAAACACGAAAAAGGCGCGATCGTCGTCAACAAGGAAGCCGGCCATGTGATCATCGGCCGAGAAGAAGCCCAGCAGGCCACGCCGCTGCTCGAAGTCTATTCCGAATCGGGAACCGATCCGATTGTCAGCTTCGGCAGCGACAAAGGCGTCAGTCACCGCGCTCAGTTGATCCGGAACTCGACCGGCAACCTCGGTGCCTTCGCCTCCAACATCGAAAACGGCTTCCTCACCGGGACCAAACAGGGTGACACCGGCCTCACCTTCACCGCCGGCAAGACCTTCCATATCGGTGCGGTGGGGAAAACCTCCCAGATCCGTGTGGAAGAAGCGAAACTTGGCTTCTACGGCGTCGCCCCCGTGGCAAGGGCTGGAGCGATCTCTTCACCTGCTGCCGAAGTCGCGCCGCTGAAGACCGCCGTCGATGCAATCCGCGTAGCCCTCACCAACGTCGGGATCACCTCATGAGCACTCGACCCAAAAAGCCGCGTAAACGGGCGCGCAAAGCCAAGCCGAAAAAACCAGGTGACATCCTCAAACCGGTGAAGATCACGGGGTGTGTGCTCTGGGGAGCCAGGTACAACGAGCACGGAGAACAGATCGGCGAAGAGCCGATGACCAACCCCCAGGAGCCGTTCGTCATCTGGGCACCCAACTTCCCGAAACTGAAGCAGACAATCGACCGGGAGCTCAAGGTGGCAGAAGCCGCCGAGGCTGCCCGAGAGGCGGACGGAGATGGCTAAGTTGAAGTCGACAGTGTTCGAGCGCGGCGATCGCCTCTACATCGTCTCCGAGGTGGCACCCATCCGGCCGACCGATGAGGAGATCGCGGAGTTCGCCTTCTCACAGGAGCTGATGAAACAGGCTCCCAACCCGGCGATCAAATGGCTGCAGGGACAGTTCGTCGAGGCCGACAAACCCAATCGCAACGGCCAGCAGTGGACTGAGGGTGAGGTCGCGATCAAGTCGTTGACCCCGATGTTCATGCCCGTGACGGTAATGCACGACACCCGCTCGGCAGTCGGCCTGATCGCCGACACAAGGCTCCAGACCCCAGACGCTGATGGCGTTCCGCGTGCTCGAATCGACAACACCTTGGCGATCTGGTCGCACCGTTTCCCGGAGGTCGCAGAAGAAATCGACATCAACTACGAGAAGGGCTCGTTGATGCAGTCGATGGAGGCTCTGTCGCCAGCCTACGACTGCGGTGAGTGCGGTAAGACCTTCGCCAAGTTGCCGGGTGGGGCCGAGCGCGCCAACTGGTGTGAGCACCTCAAGGCTGGAGAAGGTCGAGGCACTCGTATATTACGCAATGTCGTCTTCACGGGAACCGGACTCATCTTCGGAACTCAAGGTAAGACGGGGGCAAATCCCTCAGGTCACCTAGAGGTTTTCCAGGAGGAGATCGCCGAGTTTCACGAGAGGGCTCATAAAGAGACTAGGCGAACCGGTAAGCGAAGCGACACACCAAAGCGAAGGAGAAAGACTTCAATGAGCGAGATCGAGATCAGCCACGACGAGTACGCAAGTCTCCGCGAGCGTCCCTCGAAAGAGGAGCTGGCCGCGGAGAAGCAGCGTGCCGACAAGGCCACCGAGGATCTCGCGGAGGCGAACAAGAACCTGGAGCAGGCGGAGACCGCCAAGACCAAGGCTGAGGAGGAGAAAGCCGAGGTCGACAAGAAGCTCAAGGCTGCCGAAGAGGAGAAGGCCGAGGTCACGCTTCGCGCAGAGCGGATCGGCAAATTCGGCGACGGCTTCCTGCACAAGCTCGGTGAGAACACGAAGAAGAACCTCACCGAGCAGGCCGGCACGATGGAGGAGGACGCCTGGGAGTCCAGGGTCGCCGAAGTCGAGGAGATGGCCGGCGTCAAGCGTGACGCCAAGCTGCAGAGCAAAAAAGGCGGCGAGGACAAGGACTCGAAAGAGACCCCCGCGGCCGAGACGTCTTCAACGGAGAGCGACGACAAGGAGTTCTCCAAAGAGGAGCTGGCCTCCACCGTCGTGCTCGACGGCGACGCGGAGGACACCAGCGGAGGAGGCGGCGGCAGCGGTGAGCCGTCCGTCAACCAGCGGAAGTCCGTGATGAGAGGTCTCATCCCGGGCCGAGAGCCGGCAAAGACCGAGTAGGCCAACGGAGACCAAGGAGAAAGTTTAATGTCCTTCCTAACCGAGAATTCGGGCTCCTTCGAGCTTACGTCGGTCAAAAACCTGCCCAACGCGCAGGTCGCCCATCCGGGCGAGCACTGGTCCAACCGCAAGGCCTCGGGCGCGATCGTCCCGGGTGCCGCGGTCGTGCCGCTGGCCTCGGGCTCCGCCCCGGACGCCACGATGGTGATGCGCCTGGCGAAATCCGGCGACGCCGTCACACAGCTTGCCGTCGCCCTGCGCACGGTTCAGACCCCCGACCCGAACAAGGGTCCCGGTTCACTCGGCCCGACCGAGATCATGAACCAGACCATCGCGTCCGGGGAGTACATCCACGCCCACTACACGGGCGTCCTGCGCCTCACCCTCGTCGTCCCCGACACGTACACCCCCGGCGAACTGATCGGGTGGGACGAAGCGGCGACGATGCCCGAAGGCAAGAACGGCAAAGGTGCCTGGACCAAGGACGCGAAAGCGGACGTCAAATCCGTCTTCGAAGTCATGGAGTGGGAGGAGGTCAACACGACCACCCACGAAGGCATCTTGACCGTCCGATTCCTCCGCGGAGGCGGCGACGGCTAGGGCCAGCGCAAGCTGACCCAGGCAAGGCAAACCCCGACGTAACTCTCAACCAAGGACCAGGAGAAAGAAAAACATGGAGCGACGAATTTTCAATCTGCTGGAGAGGGTCCAGGGCGAGAGCGACGCCGGGAAACAGGCCGACCTGAAAGAGCAGACCAACGCCGAGTTGGGTGCTCACTTCCGCCGTCACCCGCACGAGCTGGAGGAGCTTGCCTTCGACATCCTGAACCTCGTGTGGCACGACACGATGGAACAGGACATCGTCCCCCAGGTGATCGAGGTGAAAACCGTCGGTCTGGGCGAACCGGACTATGTGGAGGAGGATCTCCGCGGAGGCCGCGCCTACTGGCAGGGCAAAGGTGGCCAGATCCTCAGCGGGATCATCCGCTACGAGCGGAGCGTCATGCCCCGCGAGGAGATGGTGACCGCTCTGGACTTCCACCAGGACGAGATCGTCACCAACTTCTGGGGCACGTTCGACAAGCTCGTCGCCCAGGCCCAGGAGAAGCTCCGTCAGCTCCCGACCACGCGACTGATCGAACTGGTCCGTGCCGGCGTCACCGGAGGCAGCCCTGTGTTCGGGGAATTCGCCTTCTCGACGCTGACCGCCGCCCAGATCGACGCCGTGATCCAGGAGGTCGCGGTCAAGTCCAAGGGTCAGGTCACGATCCTCGGGACGCAGGTCGCGGCGCGACTCCTGGCCAACGTCGGGCTGGAATTCTCGAACGAAATCAAAACCCGGATCTTCGACACCGGCCAGATCGGCGTCTACAAGGGCTACCCGGTCGTCCAGGTCGAGAACTTCGAGGACTTCCACGGGCACTTCGTGCTCCCCAACGACGAGCTCTGGATCATCGGCCGCAACGCCGGCAGGCTCACCTACTACGGTGACGTCCCGAAGGTCCAGCAGCTCCGTCGAGAGGCTTTCTACACCCGGTGGGAGACCGCTCGGGACGCCGGGATGCTGCTCTACGGTGCGCCCAAGAAGCGCATTGGCCGCATCGTCCTGACATAGAAGGGCCTAGCGCGCCTCGGTCGTCTGGCCGGGGCGCTACGGTGTCACGGCTCAAGCGACGGAGGAGGAGACAGGCATGGCGGTTCCGAAGAGTCAGTTCAAGAACACTTCCGGTGGCATTCTAGGTGCCACCACTCTCGACGGAAAGGGCGAACCGAAGGGCATTCCGCTCTGGCCCGACGAAACGATCTGGCTCTCCGAGGAGGAGCAGGCGCTCACCGCCAATGCTCCTCGCCATGAAGAAGACAACCCGTTCAAGAACGGGAAACTGACCCTCCTCGTGAGGGCTCAGGACGTTCCGACCTCCCGTCCGATCGGAGACGACCAGGACATCGACAACCCGCCGCCGCCGGCCGCACCCGCCGCCGAGGAGCCGGAGATGGACGAGATTCGCGAGGAGCAGCCTCCCACTCCCGAGGAGAGCTCCACCGGTGCTCCGCCCGAGTCCGAGGCTCCCGCCCCGGAGGGTGGCCGCGCGCAGAACGAGGAGGCCGCGGTCGTCGAGGAAAAGCCGGGCGACCCCGCCGACTTCGTCAGCCCCGACGACGAGGGCAAGGTCGAAGAGGCTCCGCTGGATACCACCGCCGACCGCGGTGCCGGCGTCCGCCCGTCGTCCTCACCGGTCGCTCCGCCGCCGGCTCCGGACCCGATGCCCGGCCCGCCGGAGTCGGCCGACTAGGACCGTAAGATCGGGGTTCGATGGACGTCACGGACCCCACCGACACTCGGGTACTGATTCCGCGCATCAGGCGCGCGATCGAACCGCCGAACTCCAGTGGCGAAGTGCTGCAGGATTCGCAGATCAACGCGATCGCCGCGGACGCGATCGCCGGCGTCATCTTCTACTCCGGGTCGCTGTTCGGCAAAAAGCTCGAAGTCTCGGCGCGCGACACGACCTACATGGCCCCGATCGCCTGGAAGACCGACGTCCCCCTGGAGGAGGCCGAGATCACCGCGATCGCAGCCCAGGCCTCGCTCGACTACTTCTACAGCTTCCTGGCCGGGTCCAAGACGGCCGAGACCATCGCCGACGAGGCGTCCAACTGGTCCTGGGAGAAAAGCCCGCAGGCCCTGGTCGAGCGCATGCGCCAGTTGAAGGCCGACCGAGACCAGGCGATCGAAGTCCTCTCCGAGGAAGCCGAGGCCGCGATGACCGAGTGGGTCTCCTTCATCGGCGAACGTGACGAACTCACCGCCCGGATCATCGAGCCCTGGGTGAAAGGCGAAGGCCCGATCTACAACGATCCCCGATTCGAGAGGTCAGGAGCCTTCTTCGGCGAATCGGAGTACATCTAGTGGAACCCGACCTGGAAGGGTTCGTCGCTGCGCAGGAGCGCAAGCGGCAGGTGCTGGGCCAGGAGGTGACGTTCTTCATTCCCACCGACACCGTCTGGCCGGACGTTCCCGTCGACGAGGAGGGCGTGCCGCTCGACCCCACTACCCAGCCGCTGTCCTCTGGCGTTGCCAGCGCCTCTGCCGTCGTCAGCCTGGTGAACCGTCCCGTGGCGGGCGGAGCCCGCGGTATCCAGCCTCATAGCGAGGAAACGGCCGTGGGCCTCGCTGAGCGCACCTCAGTGATCGCCATCATCGGCAAACCGCAGTACGACGAACTCGGGCTGGCCGGCGCGCAGGAAGCCGAAGTATTCGAAGCCCTCTACGCGGTGCGAGATAAACTTCTCGACCAGATGGGACCCGGACCACCCCAACGAGTACTGATCTTCCTGGAGAAAAGATGAGCCTGACGCGCGAGGATTACGTCACCAAATCCGTGACGAAATACCTCAAGGACATACTTGCAACACGCGGCTACACAGATGACACAGTGGAGCTGCTGGATTCCTTCCCGCAGACCGGGTTGGAATCGCCGCTCTCCAAGACCTTCATCGCCGCTGGCTTCAACTTCGACGATGGTGGTAAGCAGGCCGAGCTCGGATCGACGCTCAAGTTCCGCCTATACACCATCGAGTTCTTCATCTTCGGAAATACCCGCACCTGGGCGAAGAATGTCGCAAACGCAGTGAAATTTTCTCTAGAGCAAGATCAAATTGTCCCCATTTTCAATATCCTCGATCCTGCGATGCCGCAGATGGATGCCATGCCGGTGATCAACTGCTCGGCAGAGCATCAGCCCATCCCGAAGCCGGCCCCCTGGGAAGAGAACGTCTGGACTGTTCACCTCCGGGTGGAAGACACCTATATAGCGGCCGACGCTGTCGCTTAGAAGGGGCTAGGTTGCTCGTCCTGGTTAGCTCCGACCGCTGCCAGATGACGCATCGCGGTTCGTCGGAAGACCCGCTTGCCGAGCTACACCATCGCCCGCAAGCATTATGGCATGGATGTCCCCGGTCGACCTTCCTAGCGATCTACCAGGCGTCCAACCGGGAACAGAGCCGAGCGTCCACTCGCCCTCGCCCCCCAGAGATGCTGCTCCACTATTCAGGGGCGGTTCGGCTCCGCCTGCCGAGCAGGGCTGACGGGAGGGCCGCAGCTTCAGACTCGGCGCGAGCCTACTAGATGGCAAGTTTTTTTGCTGTAGAACTTGCCAAAAAGTTGGCCCGCCGCCAGCCCGGTGGGTTAGGTCCGGTCTATGGGCGGCGGGCCTCAACAAGGAGAAGCCAGAGGATCGTACCTCAGGCGGAGGGCGTTACCGGCCCCGTCGAGACGGCACCTTCGACCGCGATCTGGACGGCCTGGCTGTGCTGCAGCTCCAGGCTGTTGACCACGTTGCCGTCGTTGTCGCTGACCGTGATGGCCGGGCAACCGTCTGCGTCGTTGACGATGTCGATCTTCACTGGGGTCCTTTCGTAGGTGGATATGCGCGGCCCGCGGCTTACGAGTGATCGAGGAGGGTGCTAGCCGGTCCCCCGCTCAGCGTTGGCCGCGCAGGGGGATACTATCCTCCCATGGCGGAATTGGGCGAAGAAGGCTTCTACGCCGTCTTGCCGACGCCGCCGGCGCTGCTCGGCGGGCTGGAGCTCCTGGCCGAGGCCCTGGTGCTCGCGCGACGCCTGGTAGGGCTCGCCCCGACGGCCCAGATAGAGTCCCTTATCGCTGCTGTTGAGTCTCGCGTCAACGCCACCGGGCAGGAGGTGGCGCTCGCCTCGGAGAGGCTGATCGTCGACAAGATCAACCAGACGAGGGTCCGGCCTGAAGCAGATCGTGGCCGAAAGCACCTGGCAGACGGGGTGAAGTCAGAGTCGCTGGGGCTCGGCGCGGTTGGCATCGGCTCGATTCCCGAGCTCGACACGGTCGTAGGCAGTGATGGCAAACCCTTCTGGCGCGCGCAGGAGTACGGCTCTCACCATCTGGTTGGCAGGACGATCCCAGGCCTCTTCCAGCCCGGCGGTGTGCAGGCCTCTCAGGAGGATTTCCGGGTCCACCCGATCTTCGAGGTGGGTGAAGGCGGCGCAATGACGATTCGCCGGCCGATCCCCGCCCGTCACTTCATGCGCGACGGCGCTGCAGAGGCCACTGTGCTGCGCGAGCGACTATTCGGTGAGACCCAAACTGTGGCGATCGCCGAGATCCGCGCGATCCGCGCCGCGGTCGCTGCGCTCTAGCAAGCCAAATCACACTTTGGCGTCTGCCGGTCACTCGTATATTAAGTCTCGGCATGGCGGAGACGGGCGACGGTAGTCGAAACGCATACGTTCACAAGCGGAAGGGCCGATACATGGCGCAACTGCTGGAGGCGTTCGAGGAAACAATCGAGCCCCTGATACCAGCAGAAGCGTCGAAAGAGTTCAAAGCCCTTGTACGGCGAAAGATGAATGCACTGGCAGCGGATGCGATCGAGCTTTTGGAGTTGGAGGAAAAGGCCATTAACGGTGCAGCGCAAGACATCCGAGATCGAATCTTCCCAGACGGAGCTGCGCAGCCAACTGCGAGGAGAGGTTAGATGAGTATTCGAGCCGGAAGCATTCTGCACGTCGGTGGTCAGAACGTCATCGACCGCATCCAGCAGGCAGGGTTGGGGAACGTCAACCTCCCCGTCGAGACGATTCGCGAGGTGGGTAACCGTGAGGTGGTCGACAAGATCACCCAGGAGCCCGACTTCTCGTTCTCGATCCAGAGCTTCAACGTCGGCATCGAGCTGATGGCCTTCCTCACCGGCAAATCCGGCACCGGGCAGGCCTCCGGCTCCGGCCCAGGTGCGGCGGACCCCGAAGGGACCGAATACAACTGGCTCGACTGCGGCTTCGTCAACATCGCGTCGCCGTGGAAGAACCCGGCCACCGGTTCCGCCGGCATCGTCGAGGCCGGCCACCTGATCCCGGGCTACTACCCGACCAAATACTCCCTCAGCTTCGGAGTCACCGACAACGCTCAGCAGACCGCCGAGCTCTCCGGTGGCTCCTTCTTCTACGCGAAAGCCGCGCCGCGCGAGGAGAAATTCGAAGGCAACGGCGCGACGACCGCGTTCGAAACGACCGACGTCACCATTCACTACCGCAAGGGCGGCTCGGAAGGCTCAACGTTCCGCGACGTCTTCGGTGTGATCGTCGCCGGCACGCTGATGACCGAGGGGATCGACTACACGATCACCGGCGGCAACGGGTCGAAAGCGAAAATCGAATTCACGGTCGCTCCGGCCAATAAAGCCGACATCCGCTGCTGCTACTTCACCAGCGCGGAAAAGAGCTTCCCGCAGACCGTCCACGCCTCCTCGCAGGTGGTGCCGGGCGCGGTCCGCGGTCGCAACATCGTGGTCAAGGTCGCGGGAGCCCGCCTCGGCGGCGTCCAGACCTTCACGCTGGAAGCCACCGTCGAAGGTGAAGTCGAACGCGAGATGGGCACCGAAGACGTCATCGGCTATGTCGTCAACGGGACCGACTGCACCGGGACCGCGACCGTCCGCGCCAAGGACAAAGCGGCGTTCTTCTCGGCCCTCAACAAGGTGACCGGCGTCTCCGAATCGGAGGTCTTCGGCTGGTTCAACGACCACACGGTGGAACTGCTGGTCGAAATCCAGAACCCGAAGAACCCGGGCCAGATCTTGAAGAAAGTCAAGGTGACTGACGCCAAGTTCGAGCCCCCGGGCACGCCGGCGCAGGTCAACCAGGCCACGGACTTCCAGTTCCAGTGGTCCTCGGTCACCGGCACCTTCTCCGAGGTGAAGGGCTCGATCTAAGCCGCACCTCACATAGCGGCTCCGGCCGCGCACTACGGACTCGGCGCTCGAAAGAGCAAGGCACAGGCAAAGCGGGCGATCAGCCCCTACAGGAAGGAAGCACATGGAGGCAGCAACCACCGAGATCCCACAGGAGTCGACCGCGGAGACCTCTCCGGCGGAGACCGACACCCCCAAGGGCATCTACAGCTACTCGCGCTACGTCCACGTCGGACCGGGCGCAGAGGAGTGCGAGCACCGCGAGGATGGGGCCTGCGAGGACAGCTCCCACTTCCACGCCTGGTGCCGGCTCCCGAACCAGTTCGAGCGCAAAAGCCTGCGCGACAAGGGCCTGGCGGCGCGAGCTCGCAAACTGCGCACGCTCGAAGACCCCGAATCAGACTCGCGGGTAGTCATGGACGGCGAGCTCAGGGCGATCGCCAACCGCGGCGACACCGCGGCGCTGGTCGAAGAAATCGTCAACCAGGAATTCCTGCGCGATCAGCTCTCCGCGATGGAACAGGTCGCCGAGGACGCCGACGGCGACTGGGATCTGATCGACGAGGACAAGGAGCGCCTGCGCGCCCTGGAGGCCCTGCCGGAGGAGGAGCGCTCCGAGGAGGAGTTCACCGGCCTGCGCAAACGGATCTCCGACTACACGGAGAAGGTCAACGCCGCGCGGGAGGAGATCCAGGCACCCCGCAAGGATGCGATCGAGGGGAAGTCGATCGACGAGCTGGTGGACATCGTCCGCGAACAGCGGATGGAGAACATCGCCAACCAGGAGCAAAACGAGGAGTACGCAAAGTGGCAGTGGTACATCGGCACCTTCAAGCCGAAGTCACCCGACAAGCCTGGCTTTCCCGACGAGCGGATGTGGGCCGACATCAACGGCTTCACCCATGCGGCCGAGGAGGAGATCGAAGCCGTTTCGGTGGCGATCGGGGCTCTTGAAGCCGAAAGCGCCGCCTCCCTAAAAGGCTTCTCCTAGACGACTCATGGATCGACACGGTGAGAATTGCCCGGGAAATGGGGACAGTGCAGTCACTGTTCCCTCCGGGTATCACCGACCTCAGAGAACTGCCAGGCGGCTACTTCGATGCGATCACCATGGCGCTCAGCTTCCTCAGCTTCGAGGAGCTGCCCAGCGAGGATCGCCCGCCGCGCCGCATCTGGCTCAGCCACGAGAAGCTGAAGGCACACTTCGACGCCGTCAAAGCCCGCCAGAAGGAAAAGGCGGACCCCGACAACGAGCCGATCGAGGACCCGGTGGATAACCCGGCCGCGAGGGATCTGATTGCCCGGTAGCTTCGACTTCGGGGCATTCGAGAAGGAAGCTGCTCAGCTTCTCGCTCAACTGCGCGCCAGCGCGGATCGCATTGCCGCGGTCGAGAAGGAGATCAAAGGCGGTCGGGCGACGACCTCAGAGGTTCGCTCGGCCGCAAGTGAGCCTGCCGCCGCCGGTGCTCCCGGTGAGGTCTCCAAGAGCGCAGAGGCGGAGATTCGTAGCAGGGGGCTCGCCACCGACCAGCTCCTGGCCAAACAGCGCGAGCTGACCACTGCGACGCGCGCTTCCTCAGAGTCCGAGCGCGTCATGGCGCAGACGATGGCCCAGACCAGCGCCGGGATGCAGAAATCCGGTGCCCTCACCAACGAGTTCGTCGACGCTGCCAAACGCGGTGAGGTAACGGTCAGGGAGCTCGGACAGCAGGTTGCCGGGACGATCGCGAAGTTCGGTGGCTGGATCGTCGCCGGTTCGGCCGTGTACTTCGCCTTCGATGCGCTGTCTGCTGTTAAGCGCGGCGCGATCGACGCATCCTCAGGGGTGAATGAGCTGCAGCGAGTCGTAAACGGCGTCAACACCAGAAAGGCTCAACAGGAATTCCAATCGCTGGCCGGTCACTTCAACCTCCCGATCAAAGAGGTCGCGGACGCGGCCTACGAAATGGGGAAGGTCTTCAACAATCAAGAGCAGGCGTTCACTGCTGCCAAACAGGTGCTTTACGCGGTCAAGATCGGCGAGCTCGACACTGCGGCTGCATCTCGGTACCTGATCTCGATCATCAACGGCTTCCATCTCCCTGCGAGTCGGATGGCCGATGTGCTCGATCAGGTCAACCAGGCTCAGAATAACTTCGGCGTATCGACCGAAGATGTTCTCTCGGGTGTGGCGAAGGCATCAGGTGCCTTCCATCAGGCCAGCGGTGAGTTCAAACAGTACGGTAAGGACTACAGCTACCTGCTGGCTCTGATCACCACCGGTGTCAAGGTCACCGGCCAGACCGGGCCGACGGTCGGTACCGCGATCGCTCGCGCCCCCAACTTCCTCCGTCGCCCATCCAACCAGGAGGTGCTCCGCCAGTTCGGCATTGAACCGAACGGGCCGATCGAGAAGGTGTTGAACGAAGCCTTCAAACGGGTGAAAACCCTCACCGGTAAACAGGTCCAGGAGCTCGCCGCCGGGATCGGCGGTCCACAGTATGGAGCGCGTGTCTTCACTGGGCTGCTCTCCAACTACCAGAAATTCAAAGAAGTATCTGAGGGGACCTCGCCGAAAGCCTCGAAAGGATCTGCACAGCGAGAGCTTAATCGACAGCTTGGTGGTGTCAATGAGCAGGTTACAAAACTAGGGATCTCCCTCGAACGAATTGGTGAGGGACTTGTCAGCTCGCATCTGCTCGATTCACTGGGTCTCATGTTGGGTTCCATTAATTCGCTGTTGAGTGGTGTCAATTACCTCGTTCAGGACTTCAGCAAATTGCCTGATTTCACTCAGAAGTTCTTGGCCTATCTCATACAGGCTTCGATCGTGCTTCGGCTCATGCGCCGGGGTCAGGTGGGCGAGCTAATTGGAGGTGGCCCAGGGGCTCAGCCGGGTGCTGTCCGAGGTGGGATAGCCGGCTTCTTCGGCGAGGGGGACAAGGGTTTCGCTCGTCGCGCGCGCACAAGCCTGGTCAACGAGCAGGAGGCTCTCCTTCGCGAGCGTGGTGGCCTGGGTGGTCAGCTCTCCAGGGCAGCGGCCGAGGAACGTTACACAGGTCAGGGTGCAGTCGCGGCTAACGCGGCCCTGATCAAGGAGCAGCAGCGCTCCGGACCTCTCAGCGCCGAGACAGCAGCAGCGCAGACCCGTCAGATTGCCGCCGAGCGCGCCTATGTGGCAGCGCAGGAAACGACGATCGCCCTGAAGCAGAAAGAGGCCTCCTCGGCTGAGCGGCTGGCCAGCGTGCAGGCCTCCCTGAGCAGGGTCAATAACTTCGGCGGTCGACTCAACACCAAAGCCGCATTGGAGGAGGCCCGTAGGCAGGGGCTGCCGTTGCCGGCCGGGTACGGCAAAGGTGGTGTCGAGCCTCCCGTCCGGCTCGCCACGCCGGTCCTGCCCTCCCAACAGGCCGAGCTCGATGCGGTGAAAGAGATGGAAAAACGCGGGCTGATCCCGCCGGGTCTTGAAAGCGAGACCCAGCGCGCGACTCAGTCGACCGCCGGCGCTACGGGGCGTCTCACCGGCCTGGGGCAGAAATTCGGCGGGCTCCGCGGTGGCCTTGGCAAGATGGGCGGCGCGATGAGCCAGCTTCTCGGCCGCGCCGGTGAGCTCGCCTTCGCCGCCTTCACGATCGGCTTCCTCGCTGACGCGCTCACCGGCGTCGCCAATAGCGTCGGTAGCGAGTTCGAACACGTCGGTTCGAGTGTGACCAGCGCCAAAGCCGCGGCCGAACGGGCGAAAGAAAACGCCGAAGGATCAAAAGCAGGTGAATCCTTCAAGGAGCGCCTCTTCAACGCGGTCACCGAACACACCAACATCGGACCGGTTCCGATCCCGACACTTGGTCTTGGCTCACAGAAGGGCATCGGTGAAGAACGGGCAGAAGCCGAAGAACAGGCACTTGCCACCTACCGGGAGATCCAGAGCCTCCAGGCCAAAGAGCGCGGTAGCGGTAAAACAGTTCAGTACCGGTACGCCTCAGACATTGAAAAAAACATCAAGCAGGTCGAAAAGTCCGGCAAGAGCCGTAAGGAAATTCGCGAAGCTCTTAACAAGTACGACGAACAGATCGCACAGTCTTCGCAGGCACTGCTGGGTGGCAAAAACGCCAAAGGTGAACTCGAACAGGCGAAGACGGTTCTCAGTAAAGCGAGGGTCAAGAGCGCTGCGAGTAACGAACTGGTTGAAAAGCTGCAGCTACTTACCTCGAAAGAAATCTCCGAACGACTGCAGGCGTCGGTCACACAGCTCGGGGGCACACTCGGCCAGGGTTACAACGCAGGCGCAGCAAAATCTGCGGCCCTTAAGTATCAGGCGCTCGTCCAGAAAGCGGGAGCCAGCCACGACGCGACATCTGTGCAGGAACTCGCGCAGGCGCGGCAGGCCTACTTCTCAGGGATTCAGAGCGCCGTCTCCGGCGACCTGCAGTACGCACTCGACTTCGCGAAATCGCCGGGTGAACGAGGGGCGGCTTATGCACAGGCGATCTCTCGCTACCAGGCATTCGGCAGCAGCTCCGACGATGCGGCGAAGAAAGCTCAGGCCAACCTCACCAAGCTGACTCAGGAACGGGCGAAACTCCAGAAGCGTCAGTTCGCGCCAGAGACGCCGGGCAAAGAGGTGCACCCCAGCGAAATCGCCAAAGAACAGAACACGGCGAAAGCGATCCACGCACTCGATCTGGAAATCCAGGCCGAGACCAAAAAGATCAGCGACATCAAAAAGAGTCAGACCGAAAAGCGCAAATACATCAAAGACATCATCCAGCAGCTCCGCATCCAGGAGTTCGAAGCCAACAGTGCACTTCGCCAGGCGCAGGAGGGTGCGCGCGAGGCTCTCACTGCCAACCCGATCGTGCAGACCGAAGAGCAGATCAAATTCCTCGGTGGGCAGATCTCCAGGGCGATCGCGATCTACGGCAAGGAGTCCCAGCAGGTGCTCGGTCTGATCGCCGAACAGCGCCAGGCGCGTCAGCAGCTTGCCCAGAACGAACTATCGCTCTTCCAGAGCAAAGGTGGGCTGGAAACGGCAGGGATCATCGAACAGGTCCCGAAAGAGAAAGTCACGCTGCGCGGTGCCCACGGACTCGAAGCGCAGCTTGCCTTCGTCAAATCTCACGAAAACCAGTTCGACCCGAAGACTCTGATCGACCTGGAGACGCAGGTGGCCGCGGCGAAAGCCCAGCTTGCCTTCGACATCCAGCAGGAAGCCAATCAGGTCAAGGACGCGCACTTCGGGATCGAACAGGCTCGCGCGACCGCGGCCGGCCACACTGTACGTGCAGCCGAGCTAGCCGTCCAGCAGGCGAGATACGACGTCTCCCATGCTCAGACGCCGCTCGAAAAACTGGGAGCCCAGCAGAACCTGATTCAGAGTCTGGCGGCGAAGCGCGACGCGGTCGCTCAGGCCCGGGTGGAATCCATCACCTTCGAGGCGAACATCTCGAAAATCACCACGCAGCAGGAGATCGAACAGCTCGAAACGCTCTTGCACACGTACAAACTGAGTCTCTCCGCCCGTCGCCAGCTCCGCGAGCAGATCCACTCGCTCAAAGGTCAGCTCTCCAGTGAAGGCGAAAAGTTCAACCTCAACATCGGCGACTTCGCACTGCCGACGGCCTACGACATCCGGCGTGCGGTGCTCGGTGCCGGCGGCGGTCGCGGCGGCACGACGGTCACGCAGACCAACGAATTCCACATCGAGAACCACTCAAATGATCCCGCCGTGCTCGGTCGAGCGATCGGTCACGCTCTCGGCCGCGGCGCGGAGTCCGCAGCTCGATCGGCAGGAGTCGTATGAGAGACAAGTTCACAGATCCCGCGACCGGCAAAGAATACCAGTGGCAAACCGGCCACTCCAGCGAGGACGCGATCGGCAAGACGCGCGCGACGACGCTCAGTGCCAACACCGCCAACACGGGGTTGGTCAAGCAGCAGGGCGACGTTCAGCCGCTGGTGCTCAAGTACCACGGGACGATTCGTCACAAGCATCAGCTCGAAGAATTCTGGGCCTGGTATGAGCTCTGCGAGACCCAGACGATCCACTTCACTGACTTCGCTGGCGAAGAGTACGAGGTCATCATCACCGACTTCTCGCCGCTGCGCAAACCGACCGTCAGAAACGCGACCGATCCGACGAACGCTCCGCTGTGGTATTGGTCTTACGACCTCACCATGGAAGTGATCAGCGTCGTCTCAGGAGTACTGGCGAACGTCACCCCCTGATGCCGACCGTCGAAGAAATCGCCCTGCAGCGCCACCGCTGGCTCTCGATGGACCACGTCGGAGATGCGCGGCCGGTGGTGCGCGCCTTCGTCCGCAAGGGCCACTTGGAGCGCACCTACCGCCGGCTGCCCGACAAAGACGTCTTCGGCTACATCCCCGGCCTGCTCTCTCCCAACGATGTCTGGTATGGGCACTGGGTGGCGGACACGGACTACGTCGAGATCCCGAACATCAAGGATGCCAAAGGCGATCAGGACTACTCGCAGAACGGCATCGAACAGGTGACGATGACGCTCGACAACATCGCCATGATCGAAAAACACGGCAACCTTGGCGCACTCTTCCACATGATCGACCGCGGCCACTACAGCCCGCAGCGGGGTCAGCCCTCCAACCGCGGTGAACGCACCGGGGTGAAAAATGAGTGGTTCGACACCTGGAAGGACAAGTGCACCCAGATCATGATCCTCGGCGGCTACGGGGAGGCGATCTTCCCGCTGCATTTGGGGCTCGTCGACAAGATCGACCTTGGCTCCCGGCCGGATCAGATCGTCGCCACGCTGCGCAGCATGGGGCAGTTCCTCACCGATCAGAATGCCTTCATGGATGCCAAGAACCTCTGGCTCCGCGATCCGATCACCTTCGCCGATCGCGTCACCGTCCAGGAGGGTCCGAACGTCGCCAATACGGCGCAGGCGAAGTCACAGAAGCCTGGCTGCCCGGGCTCGCTCGCCGTCGACGGGTCCAACAAGACCGCCTGGGTCTCCGAAGGCCACGACGACACCCAGGACATCGAGTGGATCGAGTTCCCGCTGCCGGAGGGTCACTACATCAAGTTCCAGATGTACCCGGCCTTCACCAACCTGAACATGTTCGTCTCCGTCTTCGCGAAAAACCCACAGGGCGGAGTCGCCAAGCTCGGCAGCACGAACGTCGGGGAAGGCTGGATCAACAACGGGATGGGAGTGGTGCCGGGGACGAGTATCCCCTTCGTCAACGAAGTGCCTGACATCCGCGAGGTGCTGACGACCTACCCGATCACTCGCTCCGGTCAGAAGATCATCGGGGGCGATGGGACGACGGTGAGGTTGTGGTTCCGCAACCTGCAGCGTTCACCTACCAACAGCGGCAAAGCCTTCACGAATAGGGCCGGGGTTCGCGAGTGCCGGATCTTCGATGCTGCTGTTCCCGCGTCGGCCAAAAAAGCGCACTGGATTCTGGTCGACGACGTGACCGACATCATCAAAATGGTGTTGCAGTGGGTCGGTATCCACGACTGGGATATCGAAAGCGCCGGCGTGAGGCTCGCCGACAAGGTGGTCTTCGATCGGCAGAAAAAGCTGATCGACATCATCAACTACGTCAAGGAACAGATCGGCTACATCTTCTATGTCAAGCCGCCCGACGACTTCGACCTGAGCGACCTCACGCCAGGCAACGCCGCCAATCTGCACATGGGTACGGCGATCTGCAGGCAGTCGAGCTCGATGAAGCAGGACCCGCTCGACGGGATCGAGAGCGTCCGCGACGACAACCTCCTGACCGGTGTGCAGGGCACCTTCGACGCCAACGCGCTGCCCGACTCGATCCGGGTCCGGGGCAAGGCGGTCGCAGACAAAATCGCCCGCAACGACCCTTCGCACGTCCATGCCCTCGGTGAGGACCGGACGAAGCGCTTCCAGGCCAGCTACCGGCCGGTCTGGGCTCGCGGCGATTCCCATGGCGGGGCTCACCTGCGCCGGCCTGTCGTGCACTACGACTACACGCTCGACTCGCTCTACCTGTGTCAGGTCGCTTGCCTGATGATCGCCTTCCGCGCCGCGGTCGAGGCTGGCAAAGGTGTCATCGAGATCCCAATGTGGCCTTTGATACATCTCGACCACCAGACCCTCCTCTTCGATCGCGGCACCGGCTTGTCGACGCGGCTGTGGAACGTGCAGCGCACCTGGAGCTACGCGAGCGGCCAGCAGGTCGAGTTCAAACTGAACCTCGGCGGCAGCTTCATCGACGTCAATGACGTGATCGAAACGCGCGAAGAGCTGGAGGAACTGCTCAACGAAGAGGGCGGGATGCCATCGCCGATCGCCCGCGGACCCTGGACCAAACCGATCACCTTCTGATGCCAGAGCCAGCCCTACAAGCACTGGAGCGCTCCTTCAAGGGGCTGCGAATCGGCGCGACGCTGGACATGCAGAAGCTGAAGGACCGTGCCGAAAAGGACGGCCTGATCGAGCGCGACGAGCAGTTCCACCTGGCGGTGGCCGGTCTCGCAGAGGAGTTCTTCCTGTGGACGTCGACGAAGATCAAATTCGCCACCGCGTTCGTTGACGCAACGGGCCAGAGAGATTCACCCTTCGACCGTCCACATATCTCGGTCGGCTGCGAGATCTACACACCGGTGCCGGTGGCGATCAACGCGGTGGTCATGGAATGGGACGTGACCGACCGGAATGAAACGGTAGGCGCGACCGTGGCGCTCGGCGTCGCGAGTTCCGATCAGACCACCAAGTTCAAGGGCGCTGTGCATCTGACCTTCCAGGGCTACGGCGCGCCACTCAACACCTTCGACGACGCCGAACTATGAAAAAGACGATCTTTGCCGGCTTGACGATCCTCGAACCAGGGGAGGGCCTCAGCACTGACAACGGGTCGTTCGTCGACGCAGATCCGCAGATCGTCGATCGCTTGCTGGAAATCGGAGCCAAAACCCATCGCCACACAGGCCTGGCCGGGCTCTCCAACCCCTCCGGTGCGCCGGTGGCGAGCATCGTCGCCTCAGGGGGCGCTCTGCCATCGGATCTGGCCATCTCCGTCGGATACACACTGGAGGACTCCCAGGGCGGCGAGACGCTGCTGTCGCCGATCACGGTGGTCGGCACGCCGGGCGAGATCCCCGCGCCGCCAGCGGCACCCAGCGCCCAGGTCAGCCACGCGGCCGGGCAGCTTGAGGTCAACACCTACTACTACGCGACGACCTTCGTAGACAATGAAGGCGGCGAGACGGAGCTCGGACCCGCGGTCAACGCCGAGCGCCAGCCCGGATTCGCGTCGGGCCAGGTCATCCTCACCCAGCTCTCCTTCGGCATGGCTGCAGCCGGCGCGGCAGGCTGGCGTCTCTATCGAGCGGTCGGTGGCGACACCTTCAACCTGCTCGCGACCGGCAGCGGAGACGAATTCGTCGACGATGGTAGCCAGCCGGTGAGCTGCGACGTCCACCCGCCGGCGGGCGAACAGAACACGACGGTCGGATCGTCCTCGCTGCTCGTGACGCTGCCGTCCGCGGTCCCCGGGCAGGTCTTCATCAACGTCTATGCGTCGATCTCGGGCGACTTCGGTGGCAGCAGCCTGCTGGGGCAGTTCCCGCTGGCCAGCGCCGGGCAGATCGCCGTCTTCCGCTCGCTCGAATTCTTCGACGTCAACCCGCCGTCGGTCAACCTCTCGATCGGGGGGGCGCACCAGATCGACCCCGACACCGAGCTCCTGGACTGGCACTGGAAGCGCCCGGTCCTCGCGTCGGGTGCCCTCGGGTCGGGCGTGACCGGCGACGTGCGGCTCGTGAAGAGCACAGGCGAGCTCTACGCCGTGCTCGCGCCGTCCGCAGTCGCCTCGGGCGCGAGCGAATGGGTGAGGATCGCCAGCGCTGGCGGCGGCGGCAGCGGCAGCGTCGGCCCGCAAGGACCCACCGGCCCACAGGGTCCAGAAGGGCCAGCAGGTCCGAAAGGTGCCAGCGGGGCAAGCGGTGCGATCGGTCTGACCGGGCCGCAGGGTCCGACCGGCCTGACGGGTGCCACCGGGCCACAGGGTCCGACCGGTCCCGGTGACAGTTGGAAGCCGCCCGTCTTCGCATCCGCCAGTCTCGGCTCGGGTGTGCTCGGCGATGTGAAAATGGTCGAGCAGGAAGGTGAGCTCTACGGTGTGCTCAGCGCGTCCGCCTCCACCGCCTCCGCGTGGGTGAAGCTGAGCAGCGCCAGCACGCTTGAAGCGAGCGCGACGCAGGGCATCGTCGCGCCGGTCCAGAGGCTCACCATCCGGGCCTCCGGGGTGGCGATCGTCGACATCGTCAAACAGTCGGCTGGGCGCGCGCTTTACACAGTCACCGTTCCTCCTGTCGCCGGCCCCCAGGGACCAGAAGGACCGAAAGGAGCAAGTGGCGCATCGGGTGCAATTGGCCTGACCGGTCCGACCGGTCCACAGGGTCCAGAAGGACCCGCCGGTCCCAAAGGGGCTAGTGGTGCATCCGGTGCCATCGGGCTGACCGGGCCACAAGGTCCGCAGGGAGAAAAAGGCACAACTGGGGAAAAAGGTGAACCAGGAGAAACCGGTCCTAAAGGCGAAACAGGATCAACGGGTGCTACTGGCGGAACGGGTCCGCAGGGACCAATTGGTCCGGGCAATAGTTGGAAGCCTCCGGTTCTGGCGTCGGGCAGTCTTGGCTCGGGTGTACTCGGCGACGTCAAAATGGTCGAGCAGGAAGGCGAGCTCTACGGTGTCCTGAGTGCCTCAGCCTCAGTCGCTTCCGGCTGGGTAAGGCTAAGCAGTGCAAGCTCGCTCGAAGCAAGTGCCACACAGGGTCTTGTCGCCCCAGTTCAGAGACTCACGATTCGGGCATCTGGAGTAGCGACTGTCGACATCGTCAAACAATCCGCAGGCCGTGCCTTATACACAGTTACGGTGCCCCCAGTCGCAGGCCCCCAGGGGCCACAGGGAGTGCAGGGTGAAAAAGGAACCACCGGGGAAAAAGGTGAAAAAGGTGAAAAAGGATCGACCGGCGAAAAAGGCGAAACCGGGTCGACTGGATCGACCGGGGCCACCGGTGGGACTGGGCCGCAAGGTCCGGTAGGGCCAGGTAATAGCTGGAAGCCCCCTGTCCTCGCATCGGGAAGTCTGGGGTCAGGTGTACTCGGTGACGTCAAAATGGTCGAGCAGGACGGTCAAATTTATGGCGTTCTCGGGGCATCGGCCACGGTGGCGTCGGGGTGGACAAGACTGGCGAGCGGCATCTTGACCGCTAGTGCTAACAACAGTGTCCCTGGAGTAGCCCAGCTTGTGAACAAGCTCACCTTCGAAGGTGCGGAGGGAGTGAGAGTTGCCATCTCCCAACCGAAACTTGGAGAGGGAGTAATCACCGTGAAAGCGGGTGCGGGGGGGCTGATCTATAAAGGGGAGAGTTCCACCAATCTGGCAACAACCAACTTAGCGTGTCTTCGGAAGAACAAAGAAAAATGGAGCGAAGTCACCGAAATATGCCTTTCCATTGAATCCTTGAACTGGACCACCGCTGAAGATCTTCTCCTAAAAGGGATGGCAGTCGGTTCGGTCATAGTGATCTCTGTTCAAAGCGAAGAGAACGTCAGGCCTATTCGCCAGATGTTCAAGATTACGAGCATCGAATCGACGGCGAACGGTCCGATCGCCAAAGTGGTTGGCCTCTCTACTACTTCGACAGCTACTGCGAACGAAATCGCCTTCAAGGAACTGGAGGTAGAGTTCTACGCCCCGTTTCATTACGGTCTCGTCACGGCCTTGCCAGCATCGCCAAGGCTCCTTGACAGGTGTAGCTTTATCGCGGATGAAACAAACGGTGTCATCTGGGAGCTGCTTTATGACGGCGAAGGCACAAGGCCGTGGAAGAAGATTGGTGGACCTCCACTCTTCAATGAGGTCGCTACCCAGGAGACGATCAAATCAGCGACCTACGCGAACCTAGCGACAGAAGGTCCGTCGGTCAAAGTGCCGCTACTAGGTGATTACGACGTAGCAATCGGGGCTGGGATCGGGTCGTTCTCGCCCTCAGTAGAAATCAATATGAGCTACGCGATCGGCGGAACCGCCGCTGTGGATGCTGATTGCCTCAAAGTCTTCCCAGGCCCCAACGGATGCTTCGTGGAGGCTAAGCGGGTACGGCGTAAGGCATCAATCGCGAAAAACACCACACTCTTGAGTAAGTACAAAATATCCGGTGGCGAAGGATCATTCTACTTCCGCTGGATGAGTGTTGATCCGATCAGAGTCGGCTAAGGAGAACCATGAAAAAGACACTATTCGCAGGCTTGACGGTTCTCGAAGCCGGTGAGGGACTCGACACCGACAGCGGAGCCTTCACCGGCCGCGACCGCGAAACCACGGATCACCTGCTCGAAGTTGGGGCGAAGACGCATCGCCACACCGGGCTCAACGGGCTGGCCTCGCCGTCGGTCGCCCTGGGTGCGGCCGTCGTCGCTTCCGCGGGCACGATCGGCGCGGATCTTGACGTCTCCCTCGGCTACACGCTGGAGGACAGCGTCGGCGGCGAGACGCTGATCTCGCCCGTGACGGCAGTCAGCACGGGGTCGCCGGTGGAAGGCCCGCAGGCAGCGCCCAGCGCCGCGTTCGACAGCGCTGGCGGCTCGCTGCTCGTGAACACCTACTTCTACGGCGTGACCTTCACGGACGGCGAAGGCGGCGAGACGCCACTGGGTCCGACGGTCAACGTAGAGCGCCCGCCAGGCTTCGCCTCCGGCCGCGTCGACCTCTCCCAGCTCAACTTCGGGCTTGCCGCCGCTGGCGCGAAAGGGTGGCGTCTGTACCGCGCAACGGGTGGAGGGACGTTCAACCTGCTCGCCACGGGTGGCACTGGCGAAAGCACATTTGTCGATGACGGGACGAAATCCGTCGAATGCAGCGTACATCCGCCAGCCGGGGAAACAAATACGACACTGGGCATCAACACGCTGCTGGTGACGTTACCGACGACCGGCCTGGCTTCGGCGAGCTTCATCAACGTCTACGCCTCGATCACCGGTGACTTCGGGGGTGGTTCCTTCCTGCAGCAGTTCCCTGTCGCGAGCGCCGGCGCTGTCGTGCCGTTCTCGAAACTCGAACTGCTCTCGATCAGCCCACCGTCGGTGAACCTCTCGATCGGCGGCGCGCATCAGATCGACCCGGACACCGAGCTGATCGACTACCACTGGAAGAGACCGGTGGCCAACGTCGGAGATCTGCCTGGGACCGCCGAAGAGGGCGACACGCGCATGGTGTCGTCGTTCTCCTCACCGACCGCCTACGTGTTCCACAACGGCAAATGGGAACCGTGGCAGGCCGGCGGCAGCGGGACCACAGGACCCTGGACCAGGATGACGCCGCTAGAAGGCGAATGGGAAGGCACGAGCTCTCCCGAATGGCCACCGGCGTTCCGGGTCAAGGGCGACGAGGTCGAGCTCGCCGGCGGCATCATGGAAGGAGCGGACGGAGTCACGATCTTCACCTTCCCGGTGGGAGCAAGACCCGCGGCAAACGTGCGGATAGGCCTGGGCGAGGGAGTGGCCAACGCCGGCATCACCCTCGAAGTCAAGACCGACGGCAGGCTGATCGCGATCAACTCTCAGAATGCGATCGTCTACCTGACCGGCTTGTCCTTCCCGCTGGGTGCTCCGCCCCCATGATCCTGAAATTCATCAATGGCAGTCACGTTCAGCAGAACATGTGGGGCGAGGCGCTGCATCACCTGCTCCACTTTCCGTTCGAGGCAATCAACCTCACTGCGACCATCGACTTCGTCGCTTCGATCTCAGGAGGGCATACCGACCTAGCGTCTACCAATTGGACCTACGACAGCCCCATCTCGTCCACGAAAGTACGTAAAGACGCTCCTTCATTCAGCGGTCTGCAAAGTGCGCTGGTTGCCGAGGCCGCGAAGTGGGGCTTGGAATTCTCGGCGGAGCGTTTCTACATGGAGACCGCTGTGCATGAGACAGCTCACGCTCTGTACGCAGCACTGCCCCACGCGAGGCGGGTGGCGATCGCGCAGATGTTCGGGGCGAAAAGTGACTCACTGAGTGAAATACAGCCGAACGTCGCCTGGCAGGATCGGATCATCGAGGGGATCGCGGAGACCTTCAAGGAGGCGTTCCTGCCGCGACGCTTCAGGGTATTCCCGAACAGGACCAACAAGCGGATCTCCTACTCCATGTTCCCCGAATTCAGGGCACTGTGGCGGGCGGCAGCACCGGAAGTGGGGATCGAAGAAGTGGGCACTGTTGAAGAACAGATGCACAAACTCGAAGAACGTGACTCCCTGCAGGTAGGACCGAAACTCAAAAATAACACCGAAGAACCGCCGACCGAAGCTGAACTCGACACGCTGTGGGCGGAATGGAAGCCGGCCGAAGACAGAGGTTGGCACATGGCCGTCGTCTCTGACCCAAACGTCGCCTATCGAACGGTGCCCAATAACAGTGGAAGCCCGCATCGCTTGCCGAAGGAAGTCGGGGCCATTTGGCAAGGCGAGTTACTCGGAGGCGGGAAAGATGGAATGGGAGTGGTGATTTTCGAGCGATCTTTTAACTCTCACTTCGAAGCCACGATCACTGAAGATGGTGAAGTCCAGGTCTTTCTATCCGACCAGACCCTGAAAAGTGGCTACAAGCTATCGGCAAGGCGAACGAAAAGAACCGGCGAAATATACACCTACAGATTGCGCCTAGAGAGATGGGACGGGGGTGTTCCCGAAGTTCTCCATGAAGGGACGGTCGATGAGAGCGCCTCCGGTATCGGCGACCTTGGCCTTAGCGCCAAAGACGGTGTTGTTACTGCCTGGGCTGGAGTGCCGGTGGTCCCAATCTTCTCGGTGAACGACAGCAAATACAACGAAGGCTACGCCGGCATCGGCCTCCTCCGCGACGATCTCTTCACCGGACTCTCCGAGCCTGGGCTCACGAACTTCCGAGCCGGCACGATTCTCTCTAACCAGCCAGGCCCACCGGTCGAGGTTCCTCCGCCCAATATCACACCTGCCGGATCGCTGGGTGGCTCCCTACCGCACAAACGTCCAATCGTAGGAAATACCCAGTAACGGGGTAGAGATATGTGTTAGGTTGCGCTCGCCGCCTGAGTCAAGGCGGCTTTTTTGTGCTCACGAACGGAGCGCAACACCCGGACCCGCAAGGGTCAAACCACGCAAAGGGGGACACCCAATGCGACGCGGAGCACTGCTCCTATTCACCACCGCTGCGCTGTTTACAGCGGTCGCACCGGCCGGATCTGTCGTTGTCCAGCCGGGCTCCATAGATGCATGTCCACTGAAGTTCACCGGTGGGCAGTTCGTGCAGGTGGCGAAGCAAGCATGGAACGAGCGAAAGTGGAAGGACCACACTCCGGTGGGTCCAGGGCTCCGACAAAAAAGCCGCACAATGCGATATTGCGCTGTGAGCAGGCACGCTGCGCGTCGGATGGCCGAGATCTGGTCTTCCCACAAGCGGCAGTTCAAGCTCTGGCAGCGCTACCGTCGCATCGCGCCGGAAGAAGGATTCGTCGGCGAGGGGAAATGGCTGCGGTGGTTACCGATCCCGCGCTATATCGTCGAATGCGAGACAGAAGGTTACGGGAACGTCCCGGGGTCGAAGGGTCCGCGCATGTCGGCCGTAAACGCCTCTTCTGGGGCCGAGGGCGCGGCGCAGTTGCTCGGCTGGAACAATCCGTGGCCGGTCGTGACGGCAAGCGATTACGTCGCTTACTGGGAAGAAGCCGCCTACGTGATGGCGGTGCAGGGGTCTTCAGCCTGGGCATGTGCCTGATAGGCTGACCTCCTCTGCGGTCCGGCTGGTGGGCCAACGGGGTGGATTCAGCGCAAAAAGGGGGGCCGCAAGGCCCCCCTTTTGCAGCTCTGAGGTCTCCGCCGACTACTCGGTCGAAGCCTCTCCGCCGTCGCCGCCGGCCGGACTCTCCGGCGCGGGCTCTGCGGGCGTCTCCGGCTCGGCCGGCGCTGCCGGCTCTCCGGGGGCGGGCTCGGCCGGGGTCTCCGGCTCCGCCGGGGTCGGCTCGCTGGGAGCCTCTCCCCCCTCGGGCTCGGCCGGACTCTCCGGCGCGGGCTCCGCGGGCGACTGGTCGGGAGCGTCGGGGGTCTCGGGAGCCGGGGTCTCCGGGCTCTCCGTGGGCTCCGGGGCCGGTGTGTCGCTGGCCTCCATATTGCGCTCCTTCGGTCGAATTAACGTTGCCGGGCGACCATATCGACTTGTGCGGCGTCCTGCGATCGCGATAGGTTGCTCCCCCCACAAACAGGAGGAATTTACGGCGAATGACACGGCAACGGCAGCAGCGACGTGAGGGTAGGGAGGGCAACCGGTGGGTGAATAAACCGCCGACGGCCGAGGAGTTGGTCTCCTGGTTCAAAGAGAATGTCGAGGTCGACGAGAAGCTAGAGGCCTCCGACTACGTGGGTGGCGTCACCTTGATCGCGAGCAAGGAGAAGTCGGCCGAAGTGATGGGCTGGGACGAGAGCAATTCACCCCAGATCGAGGACGTGTGGGACCTCGTCTACACCCCCTATATCAAGGTCGAGACCCGGATCAAATACTTCCACGACCTGATGGAGGCCAACGAGGGCTGGCTCGGCATCATCGAGCCCGCGGCCCCGAAAGAGCAGGACGATCGCCTCCCTGCCGGCTTCTTCATCATGTCGACCAAGACCGGCGAGGCCACCGAGGTGCGCTTCATCTGCAAGTCGATGAAGGTCAGCGTCTACCGGAAGGACACCGTCAAGGAGGAGTGGGTCCTTGTCGATCGAGGTCTAGAGGAGGCGCGGCGCTGGGAGAAACAGCGCACCGGCGTGATCGTCATGGACCCGCCGGCGGCGACCAAGAACGTGCCAATGCTCAACAGCTACGGCAACGTCGACACCAACGCGCTGATGAAAGCCGAGACCGGTGCCGTCGGCCGCGCGCTGGGGATGGCCGGCATGCTCGTGATCCCAGGGACCGGGCTGGCCACGGCCGAGGACATGCAGGAGGCCGCGGCGATCCGCGAGGACGGCGGCGATCCCTCTTCGGCGATCCTGCCCGACGAGAGGTTGCCCGGTGCCGAGAGCGAGCCCGCTTCGCTGCAGGCCGACGAGATCCTTCGCAAAGAGGTGGTCGAGTCGCTCAAGCGGATGGACATTCACCCGCCGACGCGGGAGGAGTTCAACGAGTGGGCCAAAGGTCGCAGCTTCACCAAACTGAGCGAGGTGACGTCGCCGGCGCTGCGCGGCATGGCCAAACGGGCAGAGACGCTGGCCGACCAGGCGGAGGTTCGAGCGGCCGAAACGAAGGCCCAGGCCGCTCCGGAGGAGCCGACCGCGGAGATGGAGGTCCCGGAGCCAGCGCCGGAGCCGGAGAAGTAGTGCGGCCCGGCCCGGGGCAGGGGAGCCGGGACCGGGCCGCGAGTCGATCGACCGGGCGGAAACCTAACAGTAATCGTGAGGCAAAATGAAGCTCCCAGGCAATGCTGTAGGAATTAGCGACGTTATTCAGTTCCGGGACTGTCCACAGCGCTTCGAGTTCGACATGCGCAGGTGGACCGAGGAGGGTGAAGCGCCGGAGGCGACCAACCCCAACAACGTCTACGGATCTGCGATTCACCACGCGATCGCCGCCAGCGAGGAAGGCATGAGCGATGGCGAAGCGGTGCAGTCTGCGATGGACAAGTACGGGAGCTGGCTCGACCCCGAAGACCTGGAGCTCCTGATCGACGATCTCGCGACCTACCACCTCCGCGACTACGCCGGCGTCAAGACCGTGGCCTCCGAGGAAAACATCAAGGTGCCGCTCTTCGAGTGGGAAGGCGAGACGATCTACTACCGCTTCACGCTCGACCGGCTCTACGTCCGGCTCGACAACCCGACCTCTTTCGTGCACATCGACTACAAGTCGTCCAAGCACAAGAAGAGCGAGGCGGAGGTCCACAAAGACGTTCAGCTCTGGACCTACAACTTCGCGATCTTCGAACAGTGGCCAGAGGCGGAGTCGCTGTTGCAGATCTACGATCAGCTCCGCTTCGGCAGCGTGCCCACCCGAAAGAATGCCGCACAACGCGCGCAAATTCGGAAGTGGCTGGTCGAACAGATCACCACCATCCTCCGGCGAGACGAGATCAAGCCGCGGTTCAACCAGTGGTGCCCATGGTGTCCGCTCCTAGAGTCGTGTCCCGAGCCGAGGAAGACTGCGGAGTTTGCGCGTGCCAGGATCGAGGCGCTCGCCCCAGGAGGCGTCGACACCGCTAGTCTCCTCGCCGAACCGGGACTAATCGACACCTACGCCGAAGAGCTGGAGGAGGTCGAGACGACCCGGAAGTGTTTGGATCGCTTCGAGAAATCTGTGAAAGGTGTCATACGTGAGTTGCCATCAGAGAAACGACGCGAGTTGGGGTTCGAACTTTCGCCGAGCTCGCGAGATGTGTGGACTCCACAGGCACTCCGCGCAGTGCACGAAGCGATCGGCGACGACTTCTATCTACTTATCAAGATGACCAAGACAAAGATCAACGAGTTCTACGCAAAAGACGCCGTGGCGGTGTCGCGAGTGCTCGACTTGGCAGAAAAAGAGGCAGCATCGCAGCGACTTAACCGCATTCGAAACTGACATAGCGAAGGCCCCCCGACTCCTTTGGCTAGTAGCTGGGGGACCTTCACAGGACGCTAAGGGCTTGTGCTGCGTCTCCCGTCACATGAAGCACATCGGGTGACCAGACAGACCTAGCGTCGTGAAGCATAGCGAGACGATCGGACAAATGCAACACGACCAGAGTGACGATCCGCCGGCGGAGGTTGTAACCGGCTACATCAAAAGCGAGATTTACGCCGCGGACGGCGCAATTCTGGGCACCCTGGCCGGATTTATCGAGCTCGGCGGGGCTTTCGGAGCGGGGGGAACCTCTAAGGAGGGGGGTGAGGAGATCTCGGGATTTAACAACAAACCACCTTCAACTCCAGACGTAAGTTTTGAAGAGGGGTCTGGGGAGGGACTTTTGGTTGAGGACATCGAAGGCATGTCGATGGAAGAGATCGCCACCCGCTTGAGGCAGCGCGGGATAACCCCGGCCTCCTCAGCCAGCAAGGACGACTTGATCGACCAGTTGGCTGTCGCCCTGCGTGCTGGTCGTTCGAAGGTCGGGGCGCAGGTGGATGCCGTGTGGTCGGCGTATGTGACCGCCATGAAGCCCAGGCGAACGGCAGCAGGTGAGGAGGAGAGGCGGATCATCCGGGCGGCGTTGAAGGTCGCGACGGTTGATGACTGTGTCACCTGCATCAAGGCATGTGCTGCATCGGATTACCACATGAAACGCGGCGAGTACATAAAACGCAAGGGCGGGAAATATAACTCGCTCGGCAAGATCCTCAAGCCGCGGCCCCGACTCGGTGAGACGCAACGCTCTCGCATCGACTGGTGGCTCGACAAGGAGATTTCTACCGGCGTTGCGGGATTTCCGTCCGCTGACCCTGCAATCGTGCGCCAGCATCAGCTAGAAGTACAGCGCGGTCACGGATCGGACGACACCGATGCCGTGAGGAAGGCAAAGGATGCCGAGGCTTGGCTTGCGAAACACGGAATCGAAACCACTAGACGCGAGAGCGACGGGTACCCGATCTTCAAACGGGTCGACGCTCACGGCGGGGGCCAATGAAAGCTCCACATTCCCTGGATGCAGAGCGCAGCGTCCTTGCGACGATGCTCAGGCAGGGCGACAAAGTTGCGGCCGAAGTGATCGGAACGCTCTTGGAGGGAAAGCATTTCTACGCGCCCCCGCATCGTGTGATCTTCGAAGCGTTGCACGAGAACTACTACGCGGATATGCCGCTCGACTCGTTGACGATTGGCACGCGCTGCTCGAAAACTCTCTCGAAGCTGTGGTCGACGTCCGAGGAGGTCGCGGTCGAACGGGTCAACGACCTGGCGGCGTCGCGGTTCCCCGGCAAGGTCATCGACCACGCCAAGCTGATCAAGGAGCACGCGGATCTGCGCGGCCTGCTCGGCCTCTGCAAGACGATCGAAGGGGAGATCGAGGCTCAGGAGCGCGGCGCGGAGGAGATCGCCGGCTTGGTCTCCCAGCAGGCGATGCGGATCGCCACGGACTCGCTGCTGACGGCCGAGATCATGGACTTCGGCCAGCTCGGCCGCAACTACTACGAGCAGGCGACGCTGGCCAAGAAAGCCACCGAAATGGGGATCGAGCTTGGCGTCAAGTTCGGGATGCCGTTCCTGGACAACTACACCCGAGGCCTGCGCGCGACCGAGTTGATGCTCGGAGCCGGCGAGCCCGGCGTCGGCAAGAGCGCCGTCTATTGGAAGGCGGCGCTGCGCTTCGCCCAGAAGCAGATGGTGAAGACCGAGGACAAACGGATCGGCACGCTGGTGCTCAGCTTGGAGATGGGGGAAGAACCGACCAACGTCAGGCTCGCCCAGACGCTCACCCACATCGACGGCGGCAAGCTCCGCGAGGGCACGATGTCCGACGCCGAGATCAACAAGATCCTCCACGAGTGGGGCCGGCGCAAAGGCATCCCGCTCTACTTCAACTTCGCCTCCAGCGCCCGAGCCAGCCAGCTTCGAGCTCTCGTCGTCGAGGGCATTCGCCGCTACAACGTCGGCCTGGTGGTCATCGACCACTTCCGCCACTTCAACATGGATCGGCGCTACGACAACCAGATTATCGAAGACGAGGACAAGGTCAAATTCCTCAAGGAGGCGATCGCCAAGGATCTCAACACCGCGGTGATCTGCGTCTGCCACACGACCAAGGGGATCGCCGAAGCCCGCAATCAGCGGCCAAATCTTACCCACCTTCGCGGCAGCTATCAGGTCGCAGCCGCGGCAGACTTCGTCAGTTTTATCCACCAACCGTACATGTACGCAACCGACGAGGCTCGCGAGTCGGGAGAGGTGACTGAGTCCCAGATGGAGATGATCTGGGAGAAGAACAGGCATGGCTATAAAGGCATCGCGCAGTTCCATATGAACGCAGCGCGCATGGACATTAAATAGGAGGCTCACAGTGTCGGATGACGTAGAGTTCGGAGGTACCGAGGACGTATTCGCAGACATCGAGACCGATCCATTGGCCGATGCTGATGAGCAGCTTCCCGAGGTCGGGGAGGCGGAGCTGGGTGGTGACAATCCCAGCGAGGAGATCCCGGAGGGTGACTTCCTGACCGAACCGGAAGAGCCCGACGACCAACTGCCCGAGCCCGTGCTCGAAGATCCCCCTGCGCCCGAGCCGGAGCCTGAGCCGGAGCCTGCTCCAGAGCCAACTCCGGAGCCCGAGCCGACACCTGAGCTGGAGCCGACACCTGAGCCGGAGCCGACACCCGAGCTGGAGCCGACACCCGAGCCGGAGCCCGCACCGGAACCCACTCCTGCGCCTGAGCCGGAGCCGGAGCCGGTCCCAGATCCGGAGCCCACTCCCGAGCCGGAAGTACCAAAACCCGAGCCCGAGCCGATCGCGGCGAAGGCTGAGCCCGAGGAGAAGCCGCCGGCGAAACCCAAAAAACCGAAAGCCAAAGCGAAAAAACCCAAGGCCAAAGGTAAGAAGGACGGCCGCGCGGCGACGCGCCCCTACATCGTCATGTACGAAGACGAGAAGGGGTGGCACGAGGGTGCGGAGGTGGTCGCGCGCAGTGTCGAAAGGGCGCTCAAGGACGCCTTCCCGATCATGAAAGAGAAGACCGGGCTGACGGAGTTCGCGAACGCGACGGCGGTCCCGGCCAGCAACTGGAACCCAGAGCCGTTGAGCTCGGAGACGGAAGTCCGAGACAAGGTCAAGATTGGCTGATCTCGGCAAATGCGAGTGGTGCTCGCTTCCGGCGAAGCTGGAGGTCCCGATCATGAAACGGATCAAGGGCACCAAGGGCATGGCCAATTCGGGCACGAAGATGCGGTGTTGCTACGGCCACGAGGATGTCGCGAAAAGGATGGCAAGACATGAGTGACAGTGTCAAGAGAAAGCTGACGGTGACGGCCCAGAAGGAGCTTGCCACCTTCAAAAACGACAAGGACGAACCCACCACAATCTACGAGGTGAAAGCCGTCACCGAGGCCGGTGAGGCTGTCTCAGTCAAGCTGCGTACCTTCCAGTCAGAACTTCCCCAGGGAGAGCTGATCGAGTACGACGTCACCCCCTACGATCACCCGGAGCATGGTCGCTCCTACACGATCAAGATCCCCGGTAAAGGTAGAGCCTCCAAGAAAGACATCGCCGAGCTGAAGACACAGCTCAGTGACATTGCTGGCCGGGTCTCGGCCTTGGAGGACGCGGTCGCCGCGCTCAAACCGAAGACCGAGGCCGAGAAGGCAAGGGACGAGAAATTCGGAGCCGACGACGACGTGCCGTTCTAGGAGACCATGGAAGCCAGAGCAAGAACCAGCGATCCGGATACATCCCACGCCGCAGCGAAGAGTGTCAAAAAGCTGACGCTCGTTCAGACGCGGGTGTTGGCGCTATTCAGGCGGTGCGGCTCGATGACCGACACCAGGCTGATCGAGACATGGAATAAGGAACGCTCTCGGTTCCCCGACAGCTACCCCCAGATGTCGGAGTCAGGCCTGCGTACTCGCCGGCGCGAACTCGTCGACCTTGGTGACCTTAAGGACTCAGGGCTCAGGCAGGAGCTGCTGTCGGGGCGTAAGTCGATCCTCTGGTGCAGGCGTGTCGATCGCTGGTGAAGCCGCTGGTCATCATCCCGATGTACCTCACCGAGGACTCAGACGTGGAGACCACGATGGAAGCTGTGCGCAGCGTCCGCAAGACGGTCAGTGACAGCGTCGAGATCCTGGTCGTCGACGATCACTCACCCGAGCGGCAGTTGGTCGACGGTATCGAAAAGGGGCTGGGGCGCTTCGACGCCGAGCTCCACCGCAAGGATGAGAACTCCGGCTTCTCCAAGACCGTCAACGTGGGCCTGCAGCGAGCGCGCGACCAAGGTCGGGACGCGGTTCTCCTCAATGCCGATGTTGAGATCAGCACCCCCGGCTGGCTGAAGATCATGCAGAAGACAGCCGATGCCAACCGTCGGCCGGCGGCTGTTGTCGGTGCGCTGCTCCTATACCCGACGGGCTTGATCCAGCACGCGGGGATCTATTTCTCCCTGCTGACCCGGACCTTCGATCACATGTACAAGTTCGGGCCGGGCAACCTACCCGAGGCGTTGATCCAGCAGAGCAGGCCGGTCACCGGCGCGTTCCAGTTCATCCGTCACGACGCGCTGATGAAGGTGGGGCTCTACGACGAGGGCTTCCAGATGGCCCACGAGGATGTCGACTACTGCATCCGGACCTACCTTGCTGGCTTGGAATGTGTATACCAACCGAGGGTCAGGGCGTTTCACTTCGAGATGATGTTCCGCGGTAGGCCTTCTCCCAAAGTGCAGGAATGGCAACAGAAGTCGTGGGTCTATTTTGCTACTAAGTACTCAACCCAAAATTTCGCAGGGTTAGTTCCCTTCGTCTAAGGAGACCAATGAACGAGTGGTGGAGATACGAGCAGCTTTCCAGCCGGTGGCCCTACGATTGGGCTCCAGCAACCCGCGGCGATCGGCCGTGGGATCAGCTCGACTTCCACCTAGACCTGGGGTGTGGTCGCGTGCCCAAGGCGCGCATGGGGATCGACCGCAAATTCTCCGAGGGCGCGACGGATCTGGTCATAGATCTGGATGAGATATTCCTCTATCTGATGGAATCCGAGCGCAGCGGGCACCGCATGCAGGAGCTCCTGGAGTTCCCCGGCGAACGTAGACTGCCGTTCCCGACCGGCTCAATCGAGTCGATCATCACCCATCACTGCTTCGAGCACATCGGCGAGGGTTTCGAGCGGCTGATGGAGGAGTGCTATCGGGTGCTCAAATGGGGTGGCGTCATGCGTATTGTGACTCCCGTATTCCCATCATCGGCGGCGGTCTCTGAGTACGACCACAAGCGCTACTTCATGCAGGGCACGCTGATGGGGTTCTGCCAGGAGCTGCCCGGCGGCGCGTCGATCTATGACGCCTTCGCCGAGCGCTACAACTCGTGCTGCTTCCGCCAGATCGACGAGGAGGTTTCACCTCCGACGCCGGCGGAGAAGCAGTGGACAACCGAGGATGTGCGGGAGATTCGAACCACACTATGGAAATTCAGTGACGGTGAAGATGAGCCCGAACCGTCGATGTTCATACCGGAGGAGACCAATGATTTTAGTCCAATTCAAGCTGGACAAGGTGATCATCTTCGAGGGGACGATGATGGACTCGGCGCTGCCGAGCCTGGGGGAAACGATCAAAATTCCGGGGAGCCGGCGCAAACTGAAAGTGGGGATGGTGACGAGGCGGCTCTCCAAGGGCCGAGCGAAGCAGCGCAACGGGTTGATCAAGCAGGAGGCGGTGGTGGACCTAGTCCCTTCGCATCCGTCTGCGTCCTCAGCTACGAAAGGCTGAGCCTGCTGCGTGAGTGCATCGGCTCGATGCTCGCCGGCGCACACTCACCCTTCGAGCTGATCGTACATGACGATGGCTCTCGCGATCCCGAGCTCCGTCAGTGGCTCTTGCAGATGTCCGAAGAGGGCGTGATCTCGACGCTGCTGATGAATTCCCCGGGCTGGAACGAGGGGCAGGGCATAGCGATGAACCGGATGGCCGCTGTCGCGAAGGGCGATCCGATTATCAAGTGCGACCAGGACCTCGTCTTCGAGCCCGGTTGGCTGCGCAGGGTTCAAGAAGTGCTCAACACCAACGCAAGGGAGACCCACGAAACGGGTGAGCCGATGATCGGCGCGCTGGGTATCTTCAAGTACTTCACCGATCCCGTCGACCATGAGAGGATGTTCCTTCGGGACTGGATCTCCTACGACGAAGTTCTCGATTTCGTCGGCTCGTTCATTGCGATACCGCGGACGGCGTGGGAGATCTTCGGGCCGTGGGGAGAGCGCAGCGCCGCCTTCGCCGAGGACGCCGTGTTCAAGGACACACTGCAGAAGACGGAGGGCTGGTGCTGCGCCCTGACGAAAGAGGATCTGGCCCGCAACCAGGGGTTCGGCGTCGGGCCTTCGACCGTGGTGGTCGCCGAGGGCACAGTGCAGGCGATCCAGACCGGTCCTAAGGTGATCGAGCCGGGGGTGATCGAGTGAGGTACGCGGTGCTGTTCACCACTTCGCCCGAAGCCGAAGAAGGCAAGTCATGGGCGATCGTCGAAGCCGACGAGCCGGCGCAGGCTGTCTCGATGGTCGGTGGTCGCACGGTGGCCATGGATGACAAAGCCCTGTGCATCCCACTCGATGAGAAGCCGATCCCCGTCTACGCGACGGTTGGGTGGCACACATGAGCGATCCGCAGCTCGACAAGATCCTCAAGGACGCGATCGAGGACGCCAACCTGGCCAGCAAGAAGAGCAGGCCGAAGTGGATGGGCGGCGCGGCTCCGCGTGAACGCCTGTCGGAGTCAGGGCGCAGGAAGCGGCGCAAACTCAACAAGGCGAACGCGAAGCTCCGGCCGAAGGTCAGGAAGCGGAGTAAGCACGGGAGGCAGGTGCGATGAAGGCAGGCATCGTGATACCGGTTGGCCCTGGCCGGGAAGAGAACCTGGGCCGAGCGCTGGTGTCGATCGAAGAGATGAAGTTCCCGCCCGAGCACATCGTCCTGGTCTGCGACGGGCCGGAGTCAGAGGTCAGCGATCCGGGGATCTCCCTTCCTCACTCGCTCGTTGTTACGCCTCACAAGCATGAGCCCGGTAGGGAGCAGCCCCGCAACGTTGGGGTACGTGTGCTGCAGGATCTGGGCGGCTTTACTCACGCCTGGTTCCTGGACACCGACATCATCCTGGATCCCTGGGCGCATTCGCACTTTCAGGCTGCGATGGAGGTCGACACACTGGAGCGGATCCTCGTCGGTCCCTACGACTGGCTTGCGGCGAACACCAAGGTGCCAGTGCCCGACCTGCGAAACGATCCGCGCTGGCCATCGTTCGACAACCACGACATGCCCGAGGCCCTGACCAACGACCTCAGTGCCGGCTTGGCCTGCTTCAGCGGCAACCTGATCTGGCCGATTGAGGCCTTCGTTCGGATCGGCGGCTTCTGGAACGAGCTCCACCACGGCCGCTGTGAGGACGGCGAGCTCGGACTCCGTGCCGTGGCCTGCGGCATTCCGATTAGCTTCGTCGCCGCGGCGCGCGGTTGGCATCTCGATCACCCGATCAACGGCGAGCTGACGCTGCAGCGCAATGAGCGCGACGTCCCGATGCTGAACGATCGCCATCCCTGGGTCCAGGGCGAGGGGCTATTTGTCGTCGAAGAGGACGGCAAACGGTTCAACACTCACTGTCGCTGTGGCTGGTCAGGCAACACGATGGAGATCTGGGAGCACCAGGCAGGGTGTGAGCAAGCCCGATGAGCCGTCTTCTCGTCTGCATACCGACCATCGAGGGCCGGGAGAAGTTCCTGGAGCGAGCCATGTGGGGCTATCGCACTCGCACGCCTCACACCGACATGCACATCGAGGTCGTTCACGACTATCCTACTTGTGGTCAGGGTTGGCAGGCGGCGGTCGAGCGGGGACTCTCTCGCTTGCAGCCGCCCCCTGACTTCATCCACTTCGGCAATGACGACATTATGGTGGCCGAGGGCTGGTTGCCGCCGCTAATAGATGCCGCCACACAGGGGTTTCTGCCGGCGTCTCGGATGGAGCCGGCTGGCTACCACCTTGGCGAAGAGCCGGCGGAAGCGATTGCGCCATGGTGGGTCAAGCCCAACGAGCGCAGCTACTTCTACTCCGATCTGCCCGAGAACCAGCCGAAGAATGACTGGGCTCCGGTCGACCACAGTGCATTGCCATTCTGTTCGGTCGGTCAGTGGCTGAAGATCGGTCGGTTCATCCCGATTCACTTCGGCACTGACAAGTGGTTCTATCACCGAGCCCGTCAGGAGGGCATCACCGCGGTCGCGCGTATGGACTCCGTGATCTTCAACTACGCCACTCAGATCGGTAGGCAAAAGGGTGCGTGGACCGAGACCGACATCATCGACTTCGACTGTGTCTTCGCCTATCCGGCCTACGTGGAGGGGCGTTTGAAGCCAGAGGAAGAGGACCCCCAACGTCTCACGGGTTCTGGCCTGGCGATGGTTAGGCGCTGGCGTAAGGCGAACTTTGACGGACCACACCACTGGGAGGCTTGATGGACACCACGCTTTTGATCTCGACCTTCAACCGTGCCCCGCTTCTTGATCGGTCGCTGGCGCGCCTGGCGCAGCTCACCGTTCCCGACGAGGTGCTGGTCGTCGATGACGGCAGCACCGACGAGACAGCCGAGGTCTGTGATCGCCACGCGGATCTCCTGCCGTTGACCTACATCTACAACCACAATCCCGAGTGGTCGATCTGCTCCATGGCCCGCAACATCGGGGTCAAAAATGCCGCCAACGAGTGGATCATTACCTCCGAGCCCGAGCTCTTTTTCGTCACCGACGTCGTTAAGCAGTTCGAGTACCTGCAGCCCGAGCATCCGGAGCAGGTGATCAGCGCTGGCACGATCTACTTTCAGCCCGAGGGAGGTCCGGATCCGAGCACGAATGTCGAGGGCCTGGAGGTCGCTGGCGACTACACGCCGCCGACGGGGATGGAGGAAGCGATCGGCTGGGTCGCTCCGTTCTCGGCTCTCTACAACCGCAACTGGCTGGAGCATGTAGGTGGGTGGGACGAGGAGTTCCCGGGTCCGTGGGGCTGGGACGATATCGACCTGCTGACCCGTCTGCGGATCAAAGGCATCAACCAACACATTGCGCTCGACGTGAAAGCCCTGCACCAGTGGCATGGGCCGAAACATCGCGGCGACGTCGACTTCCAGAACGAGCAGTACTTCCGGGCCAAGGACTTCGTCGCCGGCGGCGTCGAGTCACCGGATCTTCCGGACCTAATCGCCAACCAGGACCGTGAGTGGGGGGTGATCGTTCCCCGATGAAGTACGAGGAGCAGCTCATCGAGGAGGTCAAGACGTGGTGCATCCAGGATCCGGAGAGACGCGCGGAGAAGATGCAACGCGAGCGCATCCGGCATCCCAAACTGATCAAGGATCTGCTGCTCGACAAGCTCGACACGTCGACCATGAAGATCCTGGAGGTCGGTGGTGGACCCGAGCCCTTGAGTGACCTGCTCGACTTCGAGTTCCGCATCGTCGTCGACCCCTGCGCTGACGAGTACGCAGAATTCTTCCCGACTCCAGATCACCTGAACATGGAGGCCGAGGACATGGGAGACAGCACCTGGCACGAGACCTTCGACCTGATCATCTGCACCAACGCGCTCGACCACGTTCGGGATGTGCCATCGGTCATGAGCAGGATCTACCGGTGCCTCAAGCCGGGTGGTTACTTCGCTGTCATGTGCGCCGAGAACAACGCGATCACCAACCCGCACCCGTGCCACAAGATCAACCTGACCGCGGCCGACCTGCACCGATCGTGCGACAAGTGGGCCGAGACCTGCTGGGAGCTTACTTATAGTAAGGACGGGTATCGCTATGGCTGGGCCGAGTACCAGGGCAAGTGCGGCCAGCCGGCCTTCGCGATTCTGTTCCGCAAGGCGGTCGGGTATGAGCAGTGAGCTCGACGTCGCCAAAGATGTCTGCTTCATAGGGCTCGGCGCGAGTGCACCGTGCTACTACCGCGTCATGCTTCCAGCGATGGCCCTGAAATGCGACTGGGCCGGAGTCGCCGGTGTTCCACCCAGCCTGCATTGGTTGACCGGCTCGGTGAAGGGTCAGTCGAAGATGCCGGACCTGATCGACGACTACAAGATTGTGGTGCTGCAGCAGCCATGCGGTGACCAGTGGCTGAAGCTCACCGAGGCGATGCAAGAGGCGGGCAAGAAAGTTCTCTTCGAGGTTGACGATTATCTCCATGGCATTGCGAAGCGTGAGGACCACCACTTCAAAGATTCCTACGACCAGAGAGTCATGTTCTTGTTCGAGGATATGATGCGCGCGTGCGATGGGATTATCACGTCGACTGAGTACATTGCGAAGAAATACAAGAAGTTCAACCCCAACATCTACGTATGTCGCAATGGGATTGATCTGAATCGCTACGAGCTGAGCAGACCTGACCGCAAGACGGTGAACATTGGCTGGGCGGGTGCGACCGGTCACACCAAGGCAATCATGCCGTGGATGAATCAGGTGCTCGCGGTTATGCAGGAGAAACCGGAGACCTGCTTCGTGTCGATAGGCCAGCCGTTCGCCGATGCGATCAGGCCCTACATCGACGACGAGAGGGCGATCTCCGTGCCCTGGGCGGCGATCGAGCAGTACCCCTCGGCGATGTCCATGATCGACATCGCTCTGGCTCCCGCCGGCGCAGGCGGCTGGTACCTCGGCAAGTCGGATCTGCGCTGGCTGGAGGCCGGCGCGCTCGGGATCCCGATCATCGCTAACCGCAAGGTGTACAAGGAAATCGAGGACGGGGTGACAGGCTTCACCGCCGAGAACCCCTACATCATGACCGAAAAGCTGATGCCCTTGATCGGTGACCGAGACCTGCGGCTGCGGATCGGTGACCAGGCGAAAGAGTATGTTCGCGAGCATAGGGGCATCGAGACAATGGCCCAGTCTTGGGTCACCGCCTTCGAGGAAGCCTATGAATGAGCTCTCGACGACTGAATCCACGACGGCGGAGGTTGCACGGGTCCTGCGGTTGCACTCCTTTCACTACGCGGACGAGGAGCAGCTCCAGCGTGGTGTCGCTGATGCGCTGACGCTCGCCGGCGCGCCGTTCACGCGCGAGGTCCGGCTGGATGAGTTCTCACGGATTGACTTCATGGTGCACGCTCGCTGCGAGGTGGGCATCGAGGCGAAGATCGCTTCCGCGGCGAGCTCGGTGTCCAGACAGCTCGACCGCTATCTCAAGAGCGACAAGGTCGACGGGCTCGTGCTGGTGACCACGCTACGGCGTCACAAGAAGCTGGCCGGGATGCGGCTTGGCAAGCCGGTCGAGGTCGTCTGGCTGGGGTTCGCAGCGCTATGACCTTGAAACCTGCGATCGCCTTCATACTCACCGACACTGGCCATAAGCTCCACCTGCCGGCGGACGACACCACCTTCGAATACCCAACGTCAGGACCGGATCGTCAGCAAACCCGCTGTGGCCGTTCTGGTCGTGTGGTCATCAAGGGTCGTTACGCCGACGAGGATGTCTGTGTGACGTGCCTATGGCGGTAACACACGGCAAAGTAGAGCGCTACGGCGAGACGTGGTGGGTATACACCGAGCCCCATCTGATGATCAAGCTCAAGCGCTGGTTCCCCCGCGTCGAGGCCAATCGCCAGGGCGCTCTGATCATCCGTGCCACGTCCGAGGTCTCGCGGGATCTGGAGTGGTTCATGACGCGCTACCCGATGGAGATGAAAGAGAAGGATCGGACGGCTCTCGGCCGAGAATCGAAGGAACACAAAGGCCTGGAGCACGATGCACAAGAGATCCTGGCCGGCAAGGCGCTGAAGCGGGAGCTCAAATGGGAGGTCAAGGATGCCCGTGACTACCAGCTCGTGGCCGCGGATCTGGCGCTGCGCACCGGTCACCTGCTGATCGCCGATGATGTCGGGCTCGGCAAGACGTTGGAGGCCCTGCTGATCCTCAGGGACGCCGGCCTACTGCCCTGCCTGATCGTCTGTCAGACGCACCTGCCGCACCAGTGGAAAGAAGAAATCGAAGACTTCTGCCCCTGGCTCAAGCCGCACATTGCTCGGAAAGCGTCTCCCTACAAACTGGCTCAGTTCGAGAAGGATGGCCTGACACCGAATGTTCTGATCATGGGTTATTCGAAAGTCGCTGGCTGGGCACCGGTGTTGAAAGGGAAAATCAAATCGGTCATCATCGACGAGTGCCAAGAGGTTAGGATCGAGGGCTCTCAGAAGTACGTTGGCGTGGCCATGGTGGCCGATAAGGCCGACTGCGTGGTTGGCACCACGGCGACGCCGGTCTACAACTACGGCGACGAGATCTTCAACATCATGGACGTGATCGCTCCTGGTTGCCTAGGCGAGCGCGACGAGTTCGTCAGGGAGTGGGGCAAGCGGATCGGCAACCACATGGGTGTCAAGGATCCCGAGGCGCTGCGTCACTACCTGATCGGCCAGAACCTGATGATCCAGCGCACCAGGGCTGAGGTCGGACGAGAACTGCCGGAGACGATCCGGGTCCATCAGTCGATCGAGTCCGACGAGATCGTCTTCAACGAGCTGATGGCCGATCACATCGAAACGGCGAAGATCCTGGCCAGCCGCGAAGCGAGCAGGGAAGAACTGTTCAGACTGAGCGGGGAGTTCGAGTGGCAGCTCCGCCGCGCGACCGGCGTGGCCAAGGCACCCTTTGTCGCCGAGATGGTGAAAGGCCTACTGGAGTCGGGCGAAAAGGTGGTCATGTTCGGCTGGCACCACTCCGTCTATGACATCTGGGAGGAGGCACTGGCCGATTATCACCCGGTGTTCTATGGCGGTAAACAGTCACCGACGCAGAAGCTGCACGCCAAGGGTAAATTTATGGATCCAGAGGGTGACTGCAAAGTCATGGTGATTTCTTTACGTTCGGGCGCAGGGCTCGACGGGTTGCAACAGGTGTCACGAATCGCGGTGTTCGGTGAGCTCGACTGGTCGCCGACTATGCATGACCAGTGCATCGGCCGGCTCCGGCGCGATGGGATGACCGACCCCGTGGTCGCCTACTTCCCCGTCTCCGAGTATGGATCGGATCCGTTCATCGCCGAGAAGCTGCAGCTTAAGCGCAGCCAGAGTGAGCCGTTCATGCATCCTGGGGCCAAGCTCCTTCAGGTCGACGAGGAGGCAATGGCGGGGAGATCTTTCCGCATGGCAACAGAGTTCCTGAAGAAGGATTGAAATTGCGCCGTCGGGTTCGCTATGCTGCTGACGCTGAGTAACGGGCTTCACCCCCAACCGTCGAAAAGGTCGGCGCATCGGGGGCGAGAGCCCGTTTTTTTATGGACGCTAAAGCCGCAGAAGACCCGAAGCTACTGGCCCACTACGAGGGGCTGGTCAGAAAGACCGCCGGGCGGTATGTGAATCGGCTGGAGGAGGACTACGAGGATGTGTGTCAGTTCCTCCGCTACAAGGTGTGGAAAGCGCTACTGTCCGTGGACCCGGAGCAATTACGAAAACGGGCTCAGACCAGCCAGTACACACCGCTGGAACTGCGCGATCGCTACGTCTTCTCTTGCATTGCCAATGCCGTCAAGGATCTTCTCAAGCGCAAACGGCACAATCTCCTCTTCATCGAGGACTACACAGCCACCGAGTTCGATGTCTACGAGAGTGGCAGCACAACCGGCGTCGGCAGAAACAGACGCGACGAGTTCGATGAGAGATATCTGTGTGAACAGGACACATTTACCGACGTCGACGTGGAGGTTCTCATCCCGTCGACGTTGACGCGCGCCGAGCGGGAGATCTTACTGCTGATGTATCTCGACTACAAACCCGCCGAGATCGCGGCGCAGAAGGCGGTTCCGCGGAAAGAGATCTCAGCCGCGATGAAGACGATCCGAGAGAAGATGGCCGACTGGAGCCCCAGCCACGACCAACAGGTTCCGGTCGCGGCTTGACATGCGCCGGAAGCTCATCTGCCGGGGGTGCGGGGGCACGGTTCGAGACCCAGGGATGTGCGGCTTTTGCAGGGAGGAACGCGGCGAGCAGGTGGTGCCCGACGAGCCGGCGCGGCCGAACACCGCCGGCGAGCAACGGCTGAACACTGCGCTCATGCGCACCAACGAGTTCCAGAAAAACTGGGGGCTGGTCTGACTATTCCGGCCAGATTGCTGCGTGGCAGTGCGGGCAGAAGGTGGGGCGGTCGCAGTACTGGAAGACGTAGGACTCCCAGATCAGCTCGGGTTCAATGCTGAGGTTGTCGGTTCGCTGGGCGAGCACGGTTGGTGCCTCCTCCAAAGGGCTATCGGATGGAGGAAGGTCGATAATGCAATAGACCTTTCGGTCGGGCTTCCGCTCTCGGAATAAGTCGCCGAGAGCTAGGGTGTGCTTGTACGCAAGAGTCACAGCAGCTTCTCCTGCTCATGCTGCAGGGTGTAACGCCGGCGCAGTTCCTTGATCGTGATCCGGTCGATGCGATAGCCGGGCCGCGTGAAGCGTTCGATCTTGCAGTTCCAGGTGCTGACCTCCAGGATCTGAATGTGCGGGCTGGTGGCGCGTAGACGGCTCGGATCCTTCGCCACCCACGTCTGACCGGGTGCTGGTCTCACTGCATCGGTGCGTAGTTGAGCCAGAGCTGGGCCGAGGTCGAGTAAATGGCCACGCCGCGGCGCTCTTCCGCCCGTCTGACGTCATTGGCCGTGATCTTGCCCGGTAGGTCGAGCCTGGCCTGGTAGGCCCGGGAGGCGGGCGTTCCGTCTCTCTGCATGGTCGTGACGACGAAGACGCAGTTCATCCCTGCTCCCTATCCCTAAGTTGCGTCGCAAGCTCGTGACCGGCCTCGGTGATCCCCCACTCAACGGACTGAAATGCCTCTCCGCCCGGCGTCGAGTTCGTAGCTAGGCCCCGACGTTTGAGAGCGACCAGAACATTCGCTGCCCCCTGTGAGGCGTAGTTCCGCTTGTGGCCTCGGCCGGGGTCGAGCAGGTCGGCCGCTGCCATCGCGCTTCCGAGAAAGTGGGCCATCGCTCCACTTCCGCTGTAGAGCGGGACGCCGGCCTTGGTCCGTTTGTCGAGCCAGAGAAGCGCGAACCGTTGGCGCTCGTTTAATGGCTTCACGCGACCTGACTCTCGAACTGATCCTCGTAGCGTTCCACGTCGCGCTGTACGTCGTCGACCACGAGCTCAGCATACCCCTGGGTCTCGGAGATGTTGGCGTGGCCGAGCAGGCGGGAGACGCGCTCGATCGGCATCCCGGCGCGCAGCCAGTTGGTCGCGCACGTATGCCGCATCCTGTGCAGCGTGAAGTCGCCGGCGTCGCGCAGATACATGGAGAAGCGCCGGAAGTCCATCGGTCGCAGCCAGACGCCCTCAGGACCGATCCTGGTGAGCGAGAGCCACGGTCGATCGTGCTTGGGCTTCAGTTCGGTGCGGAACTCGATCCAGTCTTTCACCGCGGCGCGCGCTGCCTTGGTGTAGGGCACCTCGCGGAACTTCTCGCCCTTGCCTTCGCGCACCACGATGTAGGCGTTGTCGTAGTGCATGTCGTCGAGCGAGAGGTCGAAGATCTCGCTGCGCCGGAGCCCGCAGTCGAGCGCGATCCTGGCCACGGCAGTGAGCTGCAGCCGATGGGCATGGGGTTCGATCCGTTTGTAGGCCGACGTTCCGCGCTTGAAGCGAGCTCGCCATTTTCCATCTGAATCGAATGGATATTGCTTGGCGATCGCCGGCCAGAGCTTCTTGATCTCCTTCGAGGAGTAGGGGCGCGGCAGTCGCTTCTTGATGTCCGGGAACTTGGCACGTTTGATGGTCAGGTACTCGTCGCTGGAGTAGAGGCCGGCGTCGAAGGCCCAGCCGAAGAACGGGCGGACCAGCATGCCGTACTTACGGACGGTGATCGGTGCAAGGTTGCTCTCGTTCAGTGAGAAGAGCCAGCGCTTGTAGCCATCGCCAGTGCAGTCGAGCGGATCGGACACACCAACGAACTGACACAAATGCGCGAGTGCTTTGCCCTGTTCACGGCAGCGGCATATCGTCAGGCCGTTGTAGTCCTGATACTCGGCTTTGAAGCGATCGAGCGACTCCATCATGCCTTCCGAATGACTGGGCCGTCGTGGTAGTCGTTACACACTACGCAGCGGCCGTTCTTGTTCGGCTTCGGAGCGCGGAGACTGAAGCGATCGTTCAACTTAGAAGCAAAGGCCTCGGCGTGCTCGTTGGCCTTCCAGCCTTCGCCGGGACCGGTGAAGAACGTGCCCATGTCCAAATAGAAGACAGCCCAGCGGGCCGGCTGCTCAGGGTCTTTGTCGACCCAGAAAGGAACGTGAGGATTGAGGTTCGTTGGCCGGCTCATGGTGCCTCCCCAGGCGGCGTCCATGGGTCGCCGTGCATTCCACTCTCGAACTCATCGGGCTTCGAGCACCTGTACTGCGGCTCGCAATCCTGCTCAACTGACCACATGCACGCTGCGCAGTCCCCACCGCAGTCGAGACGTGGATCACCCTTACCATAGAGCTCATCTTGCGGGAGAAGTTCTCGGCCGCATATGCCGCAGGCCCTGACAGCCTTCCAGCACATAAGGTTCTCTTGCGGGTGGTCCCGTTCGAGCATCCGGAATGCCCTGACCCGACTGTCGCGCTCATCCATCTCGGGCGGTGTGCTAACGACGATACTCGTACCGACGTCGAGCTTGCCTAGGACGCCCTCCACCTTGGTCAGCCGAATCTTCACTATCCCTGACCGCCAGTTGTGACGGGGATGCCGAACAACCGTTCAGGTAGCTTCTTGCCATAGCCGAGCTCCAAAAGGATCTGGGTCTCGGCGTCGGGCCAGAGTCGAATCATCGTGGGCCGGCGCGCGTTTTTCTTCTCGAACTCGTTCAGCATCGAGGAGACTTCGGCCATACCACCCGAGTGCACTACCATCACGTCGATCATCGGCTTGTTCATGTGTCGCCCTCCCCCAGGAGCTTCGGGTCGGTGACGTCAGCCGGGTCAATGCCTAGCTGCTCGGCCTTCGAGACGACCATCGCCTCAATGTCGGCCCGGGCGCGCTGCACAACATTCTCGGCGTGTTCGCTCAGGCTGTTCGCAGCGAATCTCATGTTGCCCGGGGCGTTTTTGATCGCGTACTCCAGGGTCTGTCGATTGGCCTTCGTCTTATTCTCCTGGTAGGCGGAGAATGCCGCCTGAATCTCCTCAACGGCCTTCTCGGCGGCACGACCGACCTCGTCCATGGAGACGGCAAGGCGCGGGTCGTGCTCAACTCCGGGCATAGCCTCCCTATCGACGTGCTCGATAGTGCAAGGCACGCCGTCGCCCACGTTCATTGTGGAGACGAATGAGGCCCACTGCGCCTCACTCATCGCGACCTCCACAATCTCTTCGCGGCCACCGAGCCAATCCCGATTGAGACCTCGCCTACGCAACGCCCGCTTGAGGCGGACGACGACGTAGTGTTGGTGGCGGATGTCGCTGTCGAATAGAGCCGCCCCGGGCGGACTACTTGAGACGCGCGATGCGCCGATCATCCCCCAAGCGGGGTGTGTTTCGTCGCCTCCATCGGTCGTCGTCGGCTTCGCCGTATCGCGCCTCACGCCAGTTCCTTCGCTCGCTCGATGCCGGCGTCCGTGAGGATGCGGCCCTGACCAATCTGAATGTAGCCCTGCTCGATGAGATAGGGCTCGACGCGCAGGCTGATCGCCTTCGAGTCACGGCTCTTGCCGATGCCGGTCGCGATGGTGTTCACGGAAGCATGGTAGGTCGTGCCGCGTGGCGTCTCATGCTTACCTTTGGTAAGTAGAAAGACGAGCATCCGCTGCATGTCGACGGTCAGCCCGTCTTCGGTGACGCCGTTCATCTCGTGCAGCACTTCGCGCGCGACATCATCAGCGACCACTTTGTCCTCAATCAGGAGCGCAGCATTCTTCACGTAGTTGTTCACCTGACGGGGGGTACCGCGCGCCGCCTTCGCGAACACCATCGCCGCGGTCGGCGTGACGACGACGCCGAGCTTCTCACCGTTCCAGCGCGCCATGCCGGCCAGCGCATCGACGGTATAGGGCTCCAGGAGTGGGCGGATCGGGAAGCGCGCGAGGAAAGGATCCGGAAGCATCCCCTCATCGGTCGTGGTGCCGATGATCGTGATCTCCGGGAAGTCGAGCAGGCCCGCGCCAGAGGGCATAACACGATCCTCCATAATGGCGTAGAGAACCTCAGGCTGCGTCGCCGTCGACTTGCCGCGGCGCTCCATGACTGCCTGTTGGTGGATCTCCTCAATCCTCAGGATGTCGCGGTCGCGCATCGTAGTTCGAAGTTCAAGCAGTGTGTCGCGCGAGACTGGAGCCTCCACCTCGTAGACGTCGACGCCCATCTCATTCGCGATGACGTGCGAGAACGTCGACTTGCCCGTGCCGGCGGCTCCGACCAGGAGGGTATGGTCGAGCGGCTGATTACGGCGCTCACAAGCGGAGACGACGCGGCGCATCATCGCCACGGCGGCGTCCTGGCCGAGCACTTCGGCGAAGCGTTCGGGGCGAAGTGGGTTGCGCGATCGGTCGTCTGAGTGCACGGGCATCGGCGCTTCGCTCGGGATATCTGCCTTACCTGCCTGTTGTAGGCGTGCGAGAAGATCGTCGCGGCCGTGAAGCGCGTCGAGCTCGGCCTGGAGCTGCGTCGCTGTTGGCCAGACGGGGACGGTCTGAATGGTCGGCCGCGTGCCACTCATCGGTTCATCACCCAGAGCATCGCGCGTTCGCAGGGCGCAGGAATAAACGTCACTTCCGGATACATGATGCTGCGCGGGTTGGAACTGTGTACGTGGCCGGTTAGATGTCCCACCTCGTGGAAGGTTACTGCGCATGCCATCTCGAAATAAGACGGCTGCGCGAGCTGGCGGACAAGGTAGAGAAAGCACGGCTGCGGTTCAGTCGGAATCGTCGCCTCGCCGCGCAGATCGCCCAGCGACCCGTTCGGCACGATCTCCATGTCGACGGAAGTGCAGTTCGGTTCGCCCCAATGCGCCACGGCAAGCCGATACGCCATGTTCAGGTTCGGCGTGAACGGCGCGGCGGGTGCGGCCGGCGCGAGTAGGCCAAGCGCGAGCCCGGCAATCAGTAGGATGCGCTTCAAGTTGCCTCAGTCAGCGCGGCCCACGGCGAAACACCATCGCGCTTGGGGTTGTACTGAGCGGTCTGATGTTCGAAGTCTTCGAGCCCGTCATAGGGTCCGATGATCGCCTTTGGGTCGACGCGGAAGAGGTTCGCGAAAAAGTCGCCCCACTCATACCACGTGGCAGCCGTATAGACACCTGCGCCGATCTTGCCGCTATTGGTCCGCCGGCGCGTGTTACCGCGGACATCCTTTCCATCGTCGGCAGTGAGTGTGAGCTCGAAGGCGCGGGCACGCTTACGCGATCCATGCGCCTTATAGTCGACGTAGACACCGCGAAGGTTATTATCGTGAACCGCGGCAACGTGTATGTCGCGCTCGGTGATGATGTCACTGTGCATTCGCATAAAGGGCCTCCAATGTTGACACTACGCGGGCAACGCGAGCTTGTGCATCGCGTGGATCCTCAACTACACCGATGGGGATGCTTTCGTTGAGCGCCTTCGCGACTTCGCGAGCTCGGCTCTCATCCATCCAGTCGAGATTCTGCAGGCCGAAACCTTGCCGGCAGACGCCCCAGCCGAACGTTTTGTGCGATCGACCAAACTGCTCTTCCCATAGTTCGATGGCAGTCCGATTGTTTTCGTCCAGGTCGAGCGCGAGGTAACGGCCATACGTCGCAGGATGAGTGGGAATGCCCTCTTCCTTGCCGGCCATATTGACGAAAGGAATGCACACCGGGCCGTGCTGGCGTGGGATCTCGAAGAAGCCAGTCATTTTATCAAGCCCTGACTATTGAGACGGTTTGCGGCGCGCTGTGCGTTCTCGCAGGACGAGTAACGAATTAACTGCCCGTTGACCCCATAGTGGTAACGGTCAGCCAATAGAGCTGCGTCTCGGTAGAGAAACCAGTGACGTGGCCCTGCTCCATTGGACGCGGGACGCCATTTCGCTTCGGTGGTCATACCGGACCCCTAGAGCACGGCGTGATGGTGACACGGAAGCGGTCGAGACTGATCCGGGCCTCACCGTCGCGCGACGCGCGTTCCAGGTAGCTGTTCACCGTCATGCGGGTCAGCATCGTGTCGGGGAGGCCGGCGAACTCCATTAGCGCCGTTCGCGGATCCGTGCGCGCCGGGTCGACCACGAGTTGGCCGAGACCGCGGTACTTGTCCGCCGGCGTGCCTTTGATGAATCGGTAGCCGTTCACTAGCTACGCGCCTCCCTGAACCGCTCTTCGATTTTGTCGACGGCCGGGCCGAGAAATTCCTCCCATAGCTTGTCAACGTCCATCGAGTAGAGATTATCGCCGGCGCTCGTGTCGAACTGGAATTCGCCGCGGTCTTCCATCGTCCCGAGCAGTCCGCCGACGACGCAGCCGGGATCGTGGCTATCGCTGACGCCGACTCGGTAGCAGGTAATCACGTGTCCGCAGTTCGGGCAGTGATCCGTGTTTGCAGCGGCGTCGACCACGAGCTCGCCGAAACGGCGAATGTGCTCGCCGACTTCCGCGCTTGCCTCAAACACGAGCAGAAGGAAATTATCCCGCTCCAGTGTCTCTTCTGACCCGGGATTGGTAAGTGTCTCCGGGAGCCAGTTCTCTGTGCCGCCGACGGCGAGCCAGCCACTGGAGCGGCCGGCACTGTAGGCGGCGGTGAATCCCAGCGCTTTCGCGCGTTCATCCATCAAGCGCCAGAAATCTTCCTGAACTCCCTGATAGATCGCTTCGACCATCGACTCATCTACCACGTCGAGCGCGTTTTGCACGGCGATGGGATATGTCGAGCGGATATTGTGATCCCGCACGTCGACGGCGAGCATATTCTCGCGCCGAGAGATTCGTATCGAGTGGCCTGACTCATTGTCAGTAACGGTTAGGTCACTGCCGGTAAAGCCACCGGTTGCACGAGGTGAGAATGAGTATCGACTCTCAGACATATCGAGCTTTCTGTCGAGAAGTTTATGGGTTCGGTTCCGGTAAATACACCCGGACCCGGGAACATCTCGCCGGCCTGTTCAGTATCCCAGAGTCGACGATATTTCTAGGGCTCTGTTCAGCTTGCTAGAGCCATTCGTCGCACTTTCCGGAGATTGGATCTAAGGATGCGTCCCCGTGAGTCGTGCGACGCGCTCACTGAGAGATAGACCGCAAGCCCTGCGAATGGAAGCCCAGCCAACATTATGAGCGCTGGAAGGGCTTCCATATCGCGAGGCTTGTCGGATTTATCTTGCATGGGACACATTCGGAGGAGTTGGGATTTTCCCAGCTCGCATGGTCTACCGTGGCGAGGGAACATAGAAATATGCTGACCATAGTATAAATGTCCGTAAGGCTTGATATATGTAGAGCGGTCGCCGATAATGCATACATGGACGCATACGGAAGCACTACAGAAGATGAGAGCCAGAGCCTTAACGCTTGGCTGAATGGTGATGAGCCCAGCAAGCCGGAGCCATTGAAGCCCAGTATCTGGACAGGCACCCTGACGCAGGAGGCGAAATAATGCGCAAGTCAGCCATTGAGCAGATTCGGCTAGAAGCCAAGGCCGAAGCTTTCAAGCTCGCCGCGGAATTTGTCGACGGCCCAAAACTTGGCTTGACTCCCGCCGAGCACATTCACCAAATGGCGCGCACTAGCGCCCAGAACCTGGAGGAACATATCAGGCTCCATGGGGAGTATTGCCCATGATTGTCGGATATACATATCGAGCTGATATTTACTGCCCGGAGCACATTCGCGACCAGATACCGGCCGCGCCTACCGTCGGGACCGTAGAGGAATCGCTAGACCGCTTGGCAGCTCACCGGAATATCGACCGCGCGGACGAATACTCATTCGACTCCGACGATTTCCCTAAGCCGATCACGCAAGAATCAATCGAGCGGGAAGGCCGACTGAGTCAGTGCGGCGACTGCGGCGACGCGGTCGGCGTCGAGACTGACTCACTGATCCACCATTGGGAGACGGAAGCCGCGCAGGCTGGCATTCAAGCCGCTAAGGATTCGGCGAGCTGGACCGTCGACGGTAATCAGGACGTGGCGGAGCGCGCGCGAGTCCTAGCGATGATGCGGGATGGAGATCCGCAAGCTTTCGATTACCTGCCGAGCTCGCCTGACCTTAGCGGGGAATGGGCGGATGGTCCGACGCCGCGGAGTATTGCGGTCGAGATCGCAGGCGCGGAGCCAAGCCCAGAGACCGTCGACGTTATCGCCGATGCATGGGAGTCTGGCGTGTCGGATGCTTTCGAGTCGGCGTGCGAAGCGGAATTAATCAAGTTTTGCGAGTAAATCGCATCTAACAAGGAAAGTGAGACATTCGGAGATCATGATTACTGACCACGTAAAAGATATGGCTGCGCGTCGCAGTGAGGACGCAGCAAGCCACGGATATAACGGCCGCAACGGAAAAGGCGCGGACCTACTGCGAAGCGTTGCGCAAGCCGTGAGAATCGCATCACGCCGCGTAGAAGGTCTCTACGGCGTGCCGACAATCACAGCCGCGGAGCGCGCCGAATATACATCGGAGCTTGTCGGCCGCTTGCTTGGAGAAAATGGCGGCAAGATCCCTGACGCAAAAAAGCTCGGCAAGGGATATCTTGCCAAGCGCGCGCAAGGAATCATCCTCAACGATCGCGATAGACGGAACGTCGCCTATAGCGAAGGGGATCACGCGGAGCCCAGCATCGGCGAGGCTGGAGCGGATTCGCGGCTGGATGGGCCGATCATGGTCCCCGCGGAGCTGGAAGCAGCCGCGCGCCGACTCCATCTAAGCATGGCCGGCCAACGTGCGCTCATTGCTGCAGTAGTCCCGGCGACGCGCGAGGAATGGGCCGAGCATTACGGCTACAGCAACGCCGATTCCTGGAAGACCATCGCAAAGCGCGGCCGAGCCGAGCTGCGCGAGATCGGGCAGCACACGTTGCGCAAGGCATTGCGCGCAGCGGAAGCCGCTACCGTGGATCGTCTCGATATCGCAGAGTCGGCGCTGCGCGAGATGGTCGACACAATGGAGGCGATATGACCACCACCACGCTGGGCTCTATAGGTGACGTCGAACGGCTGAACAGTGCCAAAGGCAAGCACTTCTTCAGTGACGACACCATGCGCTTTTTCTCAAGCAAGATAGAGACCGATCTAATCCGTGGTCGTTTCTTTATCACATCGGAGAAGAATCGCGACGAGAGGCGACGATTCACAATCAGAGCCGCGTTTGACGACGGATCTATTGAGACATGCGGCGACTTCCAACAGTTTGCGTCATGGAGCGCCGCAGATAAAGCACTGGCCGAGGCATGCCGGCATGGCGCGCAAGTCGTCAATGATCCATACGACGATGTGAAAGAGCCCGAGAGAGAGGACTACTTCAACTGGCGTGTGAGGCTGGGTGAGCTGACCATCGGAGTCAGGACCACGAAAGCCGAGGCCGAGGCGATGGCCAATCAGCTTCGCCCGGCTGATGCAACCCTGGAGCTGACGCGGCAGATCCCGCGCGAGTCAGTGGAAGAGGAGGCGAGCAAATAGTTAGCGTCGACGGCGCGCGAGAGGGGACACACCCACCTCGTCACCACCAATAGCCATAAGCAGTAGCAGCGATTAGAGCTCTAGGCGGCTTTCACAGCGTCTAGGGCTTTCGTCGTTAGGCACGCTTTGTGCCTAGCGGACATGTCACAAACAGGGTGCGGGATCTTGCATGCTAACTGAGACTTGCGACACGGTTAGCCGAGATCCAAGCGTAGATTCGGAAACAAACACTTGCGAGCTCCGACTTTGTAACATATTCGCACAATGGTGGACGCCTACAGCCGGCATCGTCCCTGACGAACTGATGTTAGACCCCCCGGGTTTCCAGCGCCCATATATGCACGCCCAAACGGACCCCATCGCACCCACACGCTCGCTACATCTCGAAAAATAAATGCAGTGCTGTAAATTTCCCCAATCATCTAGAAATTTCTCAACCCTCCCAGATACCCAGCGACCCCCCAGATTCCGGCCCCTCCTCCTACCCAGCCGCCGTTCAAGGCCGCTGGACCCCCGCCAGACCCCCCGAGAGACAAGGCACGAGGACGAGGCCGAGAGCGAGGTGATGCGCGCCGCCGGCGAGTGCGCGCCACGGTTTCACGTGGAACGGTATAGTCACATCATGCCCTCCCCCCTCGGCGATCACCTCAACGGCTACGACATCGAGTGGGACCCGCCCCGGTTCACCCCGGCGAAAGACGGCCGGACCCTCCTGGTGAAGTGTGCTTCGGACGGGGCAGTGCGCGCCGGCGCTCACATCGGTAACGATGGGCACATCTCGCACGTCGCGGTCGAGCCCTCCCCGTTCGGGGTCGAGGCGATGAAGATCCTCGCCATCCTGCTGCCGTAAATGCTGCAACCTCCGGGGAAATAAACGTTCCCCCCTCCAGGTTCGGATGGTAGGGTGCGGCCATGAAGATCGAGATACTGGTGACGGAGAGCGACGGGTGGATCAGGGCCACCGTCGAAAGTGACGGGACCGTGCTCGGCGAGAGCTCCTGTCCCGTGGTCGACGGCGCAGCCTTCGACTTCCGCGCCGGTGTGGTCCGGGACGCCATCGAGCAGGCGTTCCGGCCGGGGATCTGATGGAGGCCCAGCTCGCAGCGATCGAGAAGTTCTGCCGCGAGAATGAAGGCAGCTTCGCCCTCGGCGTCAGCCAGAAGGGCGGCTGGTCGGCGATGCTCAACTTCGGCCGCGAGGCCCCCGACTCCCCGATGGCCGGCGGCTCGGCGATCGGCGGCGGCGGTCCGGAGTCCACGGCTGCAGAAGCGATCACGGATGTCGTCGAAGAACTACATCTCGACTGCTGATGGCTACCTTCGAGGTCACCGCCCGCCCGATCTTCGACAACGACGACGGCGGTCTGACGGCCCGGCAGGGTCCGGTTTGTGCCCACACGAAGGGCGATCGCCTGGCCGAAGTGATGCAGGTGGCCGGGGTCAAAATCGAGGAATGGGTGGAGGCGAGCCCCGATGACGCCGAGCTCGACCCGATCGCCTTCGACGTGCGGGTGGTGGTCAACTGATGGGCTGGCTGTTCTGGCTCGGGATCATGCTGGTCCTCCTCCTGGGCGTTGCGGAACTGGCGGCGCAGTGAGGTTCAAGCGCATCCCGAGGATGGATCTGCTCCATGTCGCGGGCTGGAATGGCTTCTGGCTTGACTTCGGCGCGCCGCCGTTCACCGCGAGGACGTTCCCGTCATGATCTGCGCGGCCTGCGAACTCGGGATGCACGACCGCTGTGCGGCCCAGTACCCGCCGCCGCCGGGCATGGTCAACAAGGCCAATTGCGACTGCGACGGGAAGTGCAAGGAGCGCCTGCAGGCCAAATATGCGGGGGAGGAGAAATGATCGACGAGACCTTGACCTGTCCCATCCACGGCGACGTGGAGGGCCTTTCCCTCAGCGAGGGGCCGCTGTCGGAGACCCACCCCTGGGCTCTCGTCTGCGAGAACTGCCACCCCCACGCGGATGTCATCGTCGGCTGGGAACTCGACGGCCACGGCGTCGCCCGCGACTGGGAGACCTTCGGGGAGGCCCTGCTGTGAGGTTCCGCGCCACTTCCTACTCGATGGGCACGGTCGTCGAGCAGACGACATTTGAGGCCCCGACCTACTCCGCCGCGCGCCGGCACCCCGCGGTTATCGCGCTCCCCGCCGCCGGCAGCAGCGACCGGGGTAAGGTCAAGGTCATCGGGATCAAGCCGCTGCGATGAGCCTCCGCGAGAAAGCCGAAGCCGAAGTGGAGGCCGACGAGATGCGCGCCCGGGAACAGGGCGACGCCGAAGCTGACCGCGCCTACCGCCGGCAGATCGAGGAAGCCAAGGCCGCGGCCGAGTGGCTCTCTCGCTGGTCGTCGATGTCGGTCAACCCCGAGACGATCAAGAACGCCGACGGTTACTTCCCCGGCACCCACGCCTACAAAACGTGGAAGGTGACACTCGACCAGTTCGAGCTGGTGATCAAACAGGAAAAGCGGCACCGCAGCATCGAGGAAGAGCACGCCCCGAAATGGGACTTCGAGCTCTACCAGCGCCTGGTCAGCGGTGAGACCCGACGGGTCGACCGCCCCGCGGATCTGCTTGCGCCTGAACGGGCCGTGGCATGAAAGCCTATGTCGTCACCGAGCACTGGAAGATCGACACAGAGATCCTCGTCTACGCTGAGACCGGCGCGGAAGCCAGGGAGCAGGTTAAAACCGGTGAGAAAATCGGTGAGTATCCGGAAGTTACCAGTACCAGTCGTGGCAAGCGCGCCCCGGAGTACGATGAAATGTCTACCCCCCCTGGTAAGTAACCCACATGGAGATCGCCGATAATTTGAAGATCAAAGGCTACTGCCCCATGGGGTGTGGTGAAACACTCTTCGTCGGCGAGGGCGGTCTCATTACCTGCTCGCTGGTCGGTTGCCCGGTTCCAGACGCAGTCTCGACCATCCTCGAAGACAACGAGACCGATCACATCGCCCGCTTTGACGAGGAAGGATTCCGGCTACAACACCCCCTGCGCGAGCGCCTAGACGGCAAGCTCTTCGGTTGCACTTTCCATTTGCGACTCGCCGACGAGCCGGAGATGCCAGTTCAGGAGCCCGGTCTCTATCGGGTGGTGATCGAGGATGACCTTCTCTACTGCACGAAGCTATGAGTCTCGACCCCCGCATATCCGAAGACGCGCCCGAGCCCGGCGATCGCCTCGGCGGCATCGCTAACCGAGTCGGCGAGGCCTTCGACGCAGACCCGGAGAAGAACGAGGGCGACCGCCTGATCGTGTTGATAGCACCGCCGGTGAAGGGTGAACGCGGCATGATCTACTGTCACGATTACGAGGACGAGGAGACCATGCTGGACGATCTGACGATCTACTGCAAGGCACTCTTCGAGGCGCACGGTAAGAAGCTGGCGGTCCTCCCGGTAGGTGAGGGATGAAGGCGATCACCCTTACCCAGCCGTGGGCGACGCTGGTGGCGATCGGCGCGAAGCACTTCGAGACCCGTTCCTGGCGCACCAACCACACCGGGCTTCTCGCGATCCACGCTGGCAAAGGTATCCCGGCCGAGCTTGGCGGCGAGCCCGGCTTCCGCCGGATCTGTGCGGAACAACCCTTCTTCGCAGCTCTGAGTGCGGCTGGTTACACCAGCCCCGCTTCTCTGCCCCGTGGCGAGGTGGTCGCACTCAGTAACCTGCGAGGCTGCTACACCACCAACATGTATCAGCCCGATGACGGAGAAGTAATCAGAGGCTGGGACGACGAGTACAAGAAGTGGAAGATCGAGCCCGCATTACATGAGCGCGCCTTCGGCGACTACAGTCCAGATCGCTACGCCTGGGGGCTGGATGAGGTCATCAACCTCGCCGCCGGCTCCGCGGACAGATATCCCTGTCGTGGGTGGCAGCAGGTTTGGAACCTCCCCGACGAGATCGCCGAGCCGCTGGAGCAGCGTCTCTCAATGGCGCACATGCTGCTATGAGCGCCGAGCGCACCTTCATCGTCGGCGTGCCCAAACTCGAACTGGTAGAGGAGATCGAGGCACCCACGGCCGGCGACGCAGTTCACCGTCTGCTCGACAGCACGAGCGGTGTCTTCGAGGAGAAGACTGATTCGGTCCCCTTCGGCGAAATCTTCGGTGAGATGGCACCATCGACGATCGCCTGGGTGATCGACACCAAGGACGATTCGGTGACACGGTTCAAGTTGGTACTGGGCTGGGATAAAACCACCGAGTCGATCAACTGATGGGCGCGGCCGTCTTCTTGCTCTGGGCCTGCCTGTTCCTACTGTTCATTCTTCTTAGCGGTCCGCTGAGCTGGGTCTTCTTCGGACTGATGCTTTGCGTAGCTGGCTGGGGTGGTGCACTCTTTCGCGATTGGATCGACGGTCAATGAAAGCCCCCGTGATCGCGGTCCTCTGGCTGGTGTTAATCGCCGCATATCTTGAAACATCCGGTGAGGGACGCTGGGCGCTTCTTGTGGCGGCATGGATCGTCGCCCTCTGGGGAGGCCTTGAGTTCGGCATCTGGCTGCGTCGGCGGGAGGGCCGATGAAGGCTTACATCGTCACCCAACACTGGCGCATCGACAGTGAGATCTTGGTCTACGCTGAGACAGGTGCCCTTGCAGTGGAGGATGTCGAGACGGGTGAGAAAATCGCAGACTATCCTGAACTGCGAAGTCTCAGTCGAGCTAAGCGCGCTCCTGAGTACGATGAAGACGAGGGTTCGAAGTGAGGTGGCTACGCCGCCGGCGGGCGCGGGCATCTATCGTGCGCTGCGAAGCGATCGAGGTAAAGCTCACTCTGGTTCACTTGCGGACTCTGATCAAGCTGGAGCGCAAGGAGCGACGTTACGAGGCGGTATCGTGAAGATCGAACTCACCAAGGACGACGACGCAGTGTTCGGTCAGCGTCCGAGAGGCGAGTCCATTGTCATTAACGTACCCGACGACCTCGGCGTGCAAGATGGGCGAATCCGCGCCTTCGAGATGCTGCAGCGCGACAATATCACCGAGAACCGGATGGAGTGGACGGCGGAGGTGGTGGAGTGATCGACCGCTGGGAAACACTGCGCGGGGCCAGCATGACGAAGGAAGACGAAGGGGCATTCTTCACGGTGGCCGACGTGAAGATGGCGCTGGCCGAGCACGCGAAGACGAATGTCGCCCCGCGCAAACGCGATCGTGACCTGTACAGGGCTCTCGGTTTCACTAAGAGGCAGCCTTCCTAATGGGTATCGTTGCCGGCCGTCATACCCTGGTTCCCGAGGACGTCGAGTGCTTCGTACAACTGAGATTCGGCGCGTTCTGTTCGATCGCGTCGGGACTCAAGATCATCTCGGGTCAGCACCCGGGTGTAGGCGCACCAAACGCGATCTCTGACTTCCCCTTCTCAGAGCATGGCTTCGGCAAATACCCCGCCTCCGAGCATGACGGCAAGGTGGTCGTAGGTAGCGACGTCTGGATCGGCCAGGACGTGAGTATCATGGCTGGCGTCGTTGTCGGGCACGGTGCGCGGATCGGCGCGGGCGCGATGGTGGTGAAGGACGTTCCTCACTATGCAGTCGTCGTCGGCAACCCCGGTGAGATCAAACGCTTCCGCTTCGATGCCTGGCAGATCGACAAGCTGGTGGAGATCGCCTGGTGGCGCTGGTCAGATCGAGAGATCAAGGATCAGCTCTTTGAATTCGCAAACGTCGACACGTTCCTGCACGGCAAGTGAAGTTCCCCCCGACAGGTGAGACGGTTAAGTGAACCAGGAGACCCAAGCCGACCTGATCGCTCGCTTCCGCGGCACTACCATGCGCGCGACGTCGACCCAATATGAACTTCTCCGCGAGTCGATCGACACCTGCGCGATCTGCGGGTACTGGATCAACCTGGACGATCTCGATGAGGAAGGCTCCTGCGAGGATTGCCGAGGGGAGGACTGATGGACGGTCTCAGCGTCGAAGACAAGGTGGCACTCCGTCAGTTCAATGATCGCTTCGATGCGGCCCTTGATCGGCTAGAGGAGATCACCACTAACTTCGGATACGCCGTTGAGGCTATGGGCGTGGCAGCCGATCGGCTTGAAGAGGCCGCACGGCCGATGAACGATGCCGCGGACAAGATGCTGCGTGCGGGGAAGATGGGATGATCCTCCTACTTCTCTGGCTTCTGCTGATTACCCTTGCCGCCGGCGCTGCGACAGGCTCCTACCTGTTGTTCTCGATCATGGTGCTGATCGCGGCTTGTGCCCTCGCGAGCTGGGCCTGCTCTTCGATGGGGAGTAGACAATGACGCTCTGGGACGGGGTAGATGATCATGACCGTCGGCTCGGCGAGGCGATGGAGGAGGCTGGCTTCCCAGAGGAGATCGTGAACAAGGCCCGGCAGGGTCGGTGGTCCGACTTCAAAAGCCCACTCGACGCGCCGAAGCTCTCGCTGGTAGAGCTCATTCGTTCTGGCCGTTTTGGAGATCAAGAGCCGCTGGCGCAGCGGGTAATGGAAGGTGAGTTCGATGGATAGGTGTCTGGTCTGCGGCAATCCCAAGAGCGTCGAACACACACGCGCTGTGCATGAAGTCATCGGCAGTGATAAAGGGACTCATATGTCGATTCGCATCGAGTACTGTGCTGATCGTGCGGAGTGTGGCGAGGCGCGGGCGATGGAGTTGATGGACCTCTTCAGCGGGTCATTTGTCGCTGCTATGCACGCCAAAGGAGCAGACGTTGACCGTTGAGAACCGATTCTCTCCCCTTACGGCGCGAGAGGCGTTGCTCGCGATCAATGTCGAGCTCGCCGAGTTCCAGGATGCAAGCCGATGGGCGCGACTGGAGCGGATCGAGACGATCGCCAAGGCTGGCCTGGACCGTACCAGCCCACCGAACTTCGAGCTGACCGACCAGTTGGCAGATCGTCTCGCGGAGGCTCACGAGGTACTGCGCAAGCTGGTCGACATGGCACCCGAAGGTCCCGAGGAGCGTGACTTGGTCGATAGCGCCGCGGAGGCTCTCGCGTTGCCCCCGGATCTCGAAGCTATGGTCGAGAGGCGCATCGGTCACTGATGACCAGCCGGCATAAGCGAGACATGGAGGACGACGTCATTCACCAGATGCTCCTACGCTGGGGCGGCGGTTGGACGATCACGGAGATGGTGGCTGGTCTCAGGGAGTCGGAGGCGATGGACATCTTCGTGCACTTTGCACGTCCGCTATTTCCGTCATTTACGCTTCGTCGGAGGCTCAAGCGCCTGCAGCGGCGAGGTAAGGTCACTAGCACTCGTCTCGCGGTCGGACTCTTCGAATGGAGAGCCATTCCAGAGGAACACCCAGTTGCTGATTCAACCCTGATCGCCAAACAGATCCCAAAGGAGCCCCAGTGAGCACACGCACCGAGTACGTTCCCGGAAAGCCTTCCTCTTCCCAGGCGCATCTCCTGGCTGAAGCGGTGTTGATCGCCTACAAGGCCGGGTGGAAGGGTTCGATGCGCGAAAACGCGCGGCCGTCGCTTCCGGGATGGGCGACCTTGCCGACCATCAGCTCTCTCCGCTCCAAAGGACTCGTCGAGCCCGCTGAGGATGGCAAGAGGCGTGGCGGCTACAAGAAGCTAACCATCCACGGTGTTGCCGCCGGCGAGGCAACCTACAAAGCGACCTATGGCATCTCTGCCGAGGACCAGGCGGAAAAGAACGCGAAGGAAAGACAGAAAGTCGAGCAGGATGCGCAGGATCGGAAAGACAGGGTCAAGCACCTCTTCCGCGGGTTGCATGTCGACAGGCAGGCGAGCTACTCCGCCAAGGGCAAGAAAGGCCGCTCGATCGCTGCACACATCGACCGCAGCTCGTCGATCCAGATGAACATCGACGACCTGCTCGTGCTCGGCGAGGAGATCGAGAAGCTCCGGTGACCGACGAGCCCAACGAATGCCCGGTCGACGGCTGCGACAACGGCCGTCAGACCAATCAGCTCATGTGCAAGAAGCACTGGTACATGGTGCCGCGCGAGCTGCGCAACGAGGTCTGGGCCGCGGCCAAGAAGATGTGGCGAGACCTTGAGGACGAGGACGCCTACCAGGGCTGGAGAGAGGCCGCTGACACTGCGATCGGCGAGGTCGAACTGAAGGAGAAGGAAGCCGCCTGAGGTCCCGCTCTTACCTGCCTGCTGTTGCTGTATTCGTGCCTGAAGTGACATAAATCGTCCCTTGACGGTGAAATGTCCCCCTCTGACGGTGAAATATGCGATGATGCAGCATCATTCCCCTACGAAGGAGAAACAAACGATGGGAGTCAAACGATGAAGAGCGCCCTGGACCAAGCTCGGGATCTGGTGCAGTCGCACCTCTCCGAGCTGGACAAGGAGCGGGGGCAGTTGCAGCGGGCTCTGGCCGAGCTCGGCGGCAGCCCTCGCACCCGCCGGCGCGCGGGACGCCCGCGGGGCACCGGCCGCAAACGTGGTGGCGGGCGCGCGGACGAGGCGGTCGCCCTGATCAAGGAGCGGCCGGAGATCACGGCTTCGGAGATCGCCAAGGCGATGAAGATCAAGCCGAACTACCTCTACAGGGTGCTGGGCACCTTGGAGAAGGAAAAGCGGGTCAAGAAAAGCGGGCGGAAATACACCGTCAAGTGAGCACCGAGCAGTCCAGCCCGATCTTCCCCGATGTCCAGACCGACGACACGCTTCCCCAGGATTGCGTGAAGTTGGTATCGGGGGGTCGGGCTGTGGTGTTCCAGCTCGACTTCAACGACGAGTCGGCGCAGGTTATCGCCGAATGGGAGGAGTAATGGTCAGCACTCAGACACTTGAGATGGTCGCCGAAGACCTCTACATCATGACCCCAGGGGATGGTAGAACCAAACCTAAGTGGGGTGATCAATCCGACGGCGTCAGGATGGCCTACCGAGAGTTCGCGGCCCGGGTGATCGAGACCTGTCGACTCCCAAACGAAATCGACCTTCGCAAGCGCTTGCTCAGCGACGATGCTCGTGTGGCGGCTGGGGCGGAGATCGACTTCTATTTGCCGGAGGGCTTCCTCTTCCCGCCCGAGCACTCGGAGATGGACACCGGTGATCTCTTCGTGGCAGCCTTGGTGGCGGCTCTGGCCGAGACCAGTGGGTGAAGTCACCCTAACGATTGAAGGCACGCCGCCGAGCTTTAATGCCGTAGGTCACACAGGCAACCGTTGGAAGTGGACAAAGGAAAAGAAGCGCTGGCAGGAATCCATTGAGCTTGCGCTGATGGTGTGGCTTCCGCGGGAGTTGTACACCTTCATTGAAGCCAGGGCGATCCTCACGTTCCCAACCAAACGCCGGCGCGACGAGGGTAACTACCGGGTGTTGTTGGAGAAGTGCCTTGGCGATGCACTGGTCAACGGTGGCTGGTTGGCCGACGACACACCCGACCAGTTCCGCTTCCACGGGGTCGAGTTCGAGCATGGCGAGGCTCGCACTCAAATCATCCTTTCCTAAACCCCCATTTTGCGGAATCCTTGACGAAGCCGTCGCGCAAAGCGTCAGAGCCGTGCTAGGTTGCTTCCATGGCCGAAGACCCAGTCATCAAGCTGAAGGTGCCCGTCAAAAAGGTGAACCGGCGGCGCATCGAGGTTGCCGAGATCGTGATCGACGAGGACAACCGGATCATCAAGCACAGGACCGGTGTCGTCGGTCGGCTGGCCCGGCCAGAGGAGCTCGAAGCGGCCACCGAGGTCTACGGGTGAGTGCCTTCTCTGAACGAGATATCGAGAAAGCCTTTGAGTGCGCCGGACGCACCTCGAATCAGGTTGAACCCATCGGGATCACTCAGGAGCGAGTGATGGCCCATCTACTTGGGGCCTGCCATTGCAATGTCGATCGCTGCTCTTACTGTGGCGAGCGTAGACGCAACGGCAGGCCTATCCATAAACCCAACTGCAAGATGGTGGTGAAGTGATCGTAGGAGACAAGTACAGACGCGCCCAGGACGAAGGCCTTCCCGAGGTGATTGAAATCCATAGGCCACCGTTCAAGGTATCGCGTTCCACAGTGGGGCAGCTCGGCTTCGATGTCACCCAGGTCGGCGTCCGCTTTGTCGAGGGACCTCGCGAGGGCCGCGTCGCCAACTGGTCGAAAAGCTACGTCGAGCGGGAGTTCGTCAAAGTCGTATGACCGAGCCGCGCAAAGCCAACTACGTTCACCAGAAGCCCGGCTACATACAGTCGAAGCAGCAGGTAGAGCGAGCGGCGGAGGCTGTGCGCGGCATCCAGGAGGTCACCGACGAGGCGTCGGCGCTGGCAGCGAGTGAGGCTCTGGTCATCGCCTCCAAGACGGTGAAGGCCGTCGGCAAGGCGCGGCTGGAGGTAAGTGCTCCCTACCGGCGATCGACAGAGACGATCAACGAAGAGTTCAAAGAGCTGGTGTCACCTCTGGAAGGCGCGGAGGCTGCGTTGAAGGCCCAGCTCATGCAGTACGAAGAGAAGGTCGACGCCGAACGTCGCAAGGTTCAGGCCGAACACGAAGAGGCGACTCGAAAAGCTGAAGAGGCTGCCCGCAAAGCCGAGGAAGATGCGCTGAAGGCAGCCGAGGAGGCCGTGGCAAAGGCTAAAGCGGCCGAAGAGGCTGGCCAGGAGCCCGAGCCGCCGGCACCTCCGCCCCCACCGCCGCCTCCACCACCCCCACCTCCGCCGCCACCTGTGCCGCCGAGGGTTCGGCATACCGGCAAGGGATCGGTGTCGGCTAGGACGGTCACAAAGCATGAAGTCTTCGACGAAGCACAATTGCCGCGCGAGTACCTGACCAAAGATCCCGGTGCGATCAAGCGCGCCATTGACGATGGGGTCGAGTCAATCCCAGGTGTGCGGATCTGGAAGGAGAAAGTGGCCCATGTCCGATGACGACAAAAAGGCCGAGGAGCAGGAGACAGTCCAGTACAAATCTCGCGCCGAGGAGATGCTCGGCTTGGCTTATGATGCCATCAAATCGAGTCCGCTAGAGCTAGAGAAGGCTCAAATTGCGGCCCAGGTAGGAATCGGCTATTCGCTTCTGGCTAACGGACTCGACGCCGAGGTCTTCTATGCCCTCTTTCACGGCCCAGACGATCAGGCGACGATGAACACTTGGAGCAGTGAGGTATGAAGCGCAAGATCGAGAAGGTCGAATCGGTCAGCAGCTTCTTAGCTCCGGGCGAGACTTGGAACGCCACGCTTGAGTGCGGTCATCTTGTCGTTCTGAAGGCCCGGCCAGACGATCTCGACGGCGACAAGTACATAGACTGTGAGGAGTGCGCCGGCGGTGATATGAGTGAATGCCCGGCGGTCGGCGTTCTGGGCGTTCATGTATGGGATGACGAGGTGGAACCTGACCACTGTGTCAATTGTGGAAAATCATATGGGGGAGGCTCTGATGAGGCTCAAGCTCAGGCCGAGTAAACATCTGCAGGCTCCTCCCGCCCAGCATCGGCTGACGGTGATCGCCGGCCAGCATCGCGGTCCCGAAGAGGGTGAGGTCTTCCGCGTCGACATTCCGATGGAGCTCTACCGCGATTCGATGGGCGAGATCTTGATGATCCCGGACAGCGCATGGCGCAGCTACACCGACGGCGAACCGGTGAAGATGGATTACATCGAGGTTCGAGTCCGAAGCCTCGTGGGGCGCGCGTGAATGAAATACGAGATCAGGTTTCTCGATGGTCCAGGGGTCGGTCGCACGATCGAAGTCGAAAACCTTCACAAGTACGTCTGGCTGGTCAACGACGGGAATCGCAAGTGGACCTTCACCGAGCCATACGGCATCCCGGTGGAGACCAAATATCGGCTGGAAGGACATGCTCCCCGGCCAGACGGCACCTATTTGCTGACCTTCGGCGAGTGTCCCCCCCCAGGGGTGGATTAGACATGCAGATCCATTGCCCTCGGTGCGCCCATCGGTCCGTCGAGTCAAGGGCCGAACCCGGGAAGCTCCGCTGCCTGATGTGTCGGAGGGTCTTCGAGCCCAGAGAGGCACTGGTCTCGCTGGAGGATGCTCAGGCCGCGGTGAAGGCAGTCGACCATCCGATCCGCCAGTCGATCACCGCTCAGCTCGCTGCCAACGGCGAGCTCTCCCCCTCGCAGATCGCCGAGAAAACCGGCATCGACCTGGGGACCGTCTCCTACCATGTCGCGGTGCTTCGGGAGACCGTGCCGCCGATCCTGAAGCGCACCAAATCGGTCCCCAACCGTGGGGCTATCCAGAACTTCTACGAACTGGTCGGGGCTGTCTGATGACACCGAGTCCCGATCAGAAACTTGCGGCGAAGGCCCGACTGGAGCGCGCCGGCGTGATCTTCTATGACACCCGCGACGCGGCCGACACGATGTCGCGGCTTCTGGCCGACTACGCACTCGTCGGAGGGCCGACGATTGGCGAGCTGGTGAAACGGGCAAAGGGGCATATCAGGAGGCTTGATGAGACTTCGAATTGAGATGGGCAGCCAGGACAAAGGAAACCAGCGCGTCACCACAGAGGACGGCGAGCTGGTGGAGGGAGTGAAAGCCATCCGGTGGAGCTCCAAGGCGGCTGAGCGTCCCATCATCGAGATCGAGTTCTTCCCCGAGCGAGTTGACATAGATCTCGGGGCACCATCTACCGAGGAGGGGTAATGCGCATCCAGGTTGCATTCATCAACAAGTCCACCGTCGTCACCGACGCGGAGCTGACTCCGATCGTCACGGCGCTGCAGAAGCAGGTCGACCACGACTTCAGGCCCACATGGGGAGTCGCCGCTGCGCTGGTACAGGTTCCCAAAGGCGGAGAGATCCCACTGAACCACGCTTGGATCGGCATCTTCGACGACAGCGACCAGGCCGGCGCGCTGGGCTACCACGACCTGACGCCGCAGGGCTTCCCGGCCGGCAAGGACGAGACGCTTTCCTTCCGCGGCCACGTCACCGAGCCGTTCTCGCTCGCCGCCGGCGGCTACGCCAGCTACGTCGATCTGAGGAACCTCGGCGCGGGCTGGCAGCAGGTCGACGCCGCCGAGGCGGGAGTACCCGGTCAGCGGCCGGTCGGCTTCCCCCCGGGCTCGCGTCGCGCCCGCCGCGCGCGCGTGTGGGACAACGACGTTCAGGTGAGCGAGCCTGCGTGAAGTTCGCGTTCAACGATCGGGTGTGGGACAAGAAACGGCGTGGGCCGGCGTTGGTGTTGGACGCTGGCCCAGATGGATACAAGGTCGCCGAGATCCTGTCTTACCTCAGACTTGGTCGACTGGCGGAGCGGCACGAGGATGATCTCGATCACCTCGTTGAGGTGGCAATGCCAGCAAGTGAGGTCAGGGCGCTCTTGTCCTCTGCAAACGGAGAGGAGACCTTTCCCGATTACCTTGAAGACGCAGCAGGTCGATTGCTGAACCTACTCGAAGAAGTGATCGGAGAGGAACCATGAACCCTGTTGACGACACAGCTTTCGAGACCGTTGAAATCGAGGGTGTGGCTTACAAGGTGCCGCAGCCGGTGGTCAAAGAGATCGAGGTTCTACGCGAGCGCGACTTCGAGCTGATCAGGAGCTTCAAGGCCAACGACGATGACACCATCATCATCACCTTTCCCGACGGGCTGGGTCCGGATGCGATCGAACGTCTCGGCGAAATGGCGCAGAAACAGTTCGGCGAGGGCCGGATCGCTCTGGTGCCGGAGAGCATGGGCTTTCACACCCAGGAGAAGCTCGCTGAGCTACTGAGCGTCGGCGCTGACATGGCGGCTGCCCTTGAAGACACCAGCGACATCATGGCTGGCTACAAAGCCGTTAAGGCCTGGAAAGAGCTGACCGAGTGAAAGCCGGGGTCAAATACAAGGTGGCAACTCGTCACCAGTTCGAAGGTGAGTACGTCGAAACGGTCACCGACGACGATGAGAACCCCATTGCTCACATCTTCGACACCGGAGGCAAGAGCAAGGGCGGCAAGGCCACTCTTCGAAAGGTGCCGGCGCGCAGCTTCATCGGAGCCACGAAGGTGAAATGATCTCCGTCGGCAACCATGAACTGGTCTCCGCTCGGGACTTCCAGCGGGAACTGGGGAAACGTACCGATGCGTTGAAAGAGGACGATGAGGTCGAGAAGATCGTCATCACCAAGCACGGCAAGATGGAGTTTGTCGTGCTCACCGTCGCCGACTACGAGAGGCTGAGCAAATGAGCGAGGAGAGCATCGACGTCAGCGGTGAGGATGGCGGGCGACCGCATGTAACGATTGGCGAGACTCCAAAGCCGGGCGAGACAGTGGACAAGGTGTTCGTCTTGGTCGGGGTCGTGAAGGGTGGCGGCGAGGGCATCTATGGCCACAAGATCGGCGACCAGATGGTTAGCTTCGTCACCGACAAGCCCGATCTCAAGGAACTGCTGGAGCGTCATATCCGCGACGTCGGTTCGATCGAGGTCTGTCGGCGCGAGGGCACTCGATTGGAGTGGCGCGTCTTCGAGAAGACCGACGAGATCGAAGTCATTACATGACACCCCGGTCTCCGAGGCATCAGGAGATCAGCGACCTCAAAGAGGTTCAAGGGCTGATCGAGAAGGCGCTTCCTTCGAGTCACCCGGCAATCTCCAAACTGGAGAACGCGATTGTCGTGATCGAGGGCTATGAAGCGGCTCCCGGCTCTCAGCTCCTGGAAGCGTTGATCGTCGAGCCGGCAAAAATGGAAGAGCTGATGTACACGGTCGGAGACTGGATGCGCGGCGCTAAGGACTGGGCCGAGGTTGAGGTGTTGTTCCGCCACATCGAGTCCCACGCAGGTGCGCAGGGCGAGTACCTTCCAGCGCGATGAGGGCAAAGATTCCGCCGAAAGAGCTGCGTGATCTGTGGGCCAAGATCCCCTCCGTCAAGTGCCAGGGGAAGTGTGCGAACTCCTGCGGGCCGATCGGCTGTTCGTCGCTGGAGCGTCGGCTGATCGAGGGTCGGGCTGGGAAGATCCTCAGGGCCGAGGGCGAGGAGAAAGACTGCACGATGCTGAAGTTCGGCCGCTGCAGCGTCTACTCCATTCGACCGGTGATCTGTCGCCTCTGGGGCGCGGTGCCGTCGATGCCCTGCCCGCACGGCTGTGAGCCCGAGTTCGAGCTCTCCGATGCAGACGGTTACATCCTGATGGCCGAGGCTTCGAGAATCTCCGGCGACCCTGACGGCCATGCGATGGAAGACCTGATCAACTCAGCCCCGGCCGGGTTCTGGGACGCACTGAAAGAGTACGCCCAGGGCGCGCCGGATCTGGCCGGTCACTCGGTCACGAGCCGCCGAGCTTCGGCCGAGCGACTGGTGGAGGTGGGCAAAGCTGTCCGCATTTCGCGAGGAAAAACGATGAGGGACTTGACACAGCCGCCTCCGGATGTCGTAGATTAGAACCGTGCCGACTTACCAAGCAGGCGGATGGGGCGGGATGGGGGCCTACCGGGTCCAGCGGGTCGATCAGGGCCAGGACTTCGAGATCCCGGTCGACAACTGGATTACCTCTCCCGGCAACGGCGAGATCGTCGAGCACGCCTCCGATGCGCCGTTCCCAACCGGCTTCGGCTCTCCCTACGCGGTCGTCAGGATCGACGACGGCCCATTCGGCGGGGGCACCTACTACGTCGGCCACTGCAACCGCGACGTCCGGCCCGTAGGCACGAAGCTGGCTCCCGGCGACCACATCGCCCGGGCCAACAACTCGCTGAACGCCGGCTGGGGCTGGTGCGAGCTCGGTCTCTGGCCTCCGGGTCCGATGGGCAACGGCTTCGCGATCGACCAGCTCTTCCACCCGGTCCAGATCGGTGAGGACTTCAAGCCGCTCCACAAGGGCTCCAAAGGACCGCGGGTCGTCCACTACACGCGCCGGCTGGCCTACATTCGACGCAAGCATGGCGCGGCCTTCCTGAAGCACTGGTACTGGCGATACCTGCCGGAGGTCGTAGAAGGTGTGCGCGCCTTCCAGCATGAGCATGGCCTGGAGGTCGACGGAACGATCGGACCTGACACGGCCAAGCACATCCAGGACGTCTTCGAGCACCAGTTCGAGGAACGCAAGCCCAAGCGCAAATGAGGCGCGGTAGCTTCGCCAACCTGTTCTGCACTCGGCGGGGCTATCCGATCAAGAAGCACAATCGGCGCACGCTGCAGTGTCAGATGCAGTGCGAGGGTGGCAACGCGAAGAACAACCCCTTCAACACCACCCAGAAGATGCCGAACTCGACCGACTACAACCACATCGAACCCGGTGTGGCTGTCCAGAATTACACGACGACGCTGGAAGGGCTCGAAGCGCTCGATAAGACTTTCGACGACAATCCTGACTTCGCCGGGATCGACCACGCCCTTCGGGTCAACCTGCCTGCCCGTCAGAGCATCGGCCTGATCGGCCGCTCCCCATGGGGAACGGCTCCCAAACTGCTCGTTGAAGTGCTCTCATGGATCGCCCGCGTTCCGGGTGTCCTGGCTCTACTCGAACGCAAACAAATCGCCTCATAGAAAGGATGTCCATGAACAGCATCGTCGACGAATTGCTGATGAAGCTGCCTCTCGCCAGTACCGCATTTCTCGCCTACGCCATCGTCGGGGCAGCGATGCTGTTCTCCGGCACGCTCGACTACGACACCTACGCCAGCAACCTGCTCGCCGTCGGCATCGCCTGCGGCGCGATCGGGGTTCCGAGGGCGCTGTCGAAGAGGTCGAAGGGGATCGTCTCGGCGAACTTCCTCGGCTTTATCGAGTCACTGCCGATACCGACCATCGTGTTCGGGGTGTTCCTGATAGCCAGTTCAGTGGATTTGATCATTGGCGGCATCGTGTTCGGGGAATTCACCTCAAACCTGGAGGAAGTCGGTATCGCCTGTGGTGTGGTACAGGCAGCGAGGACCGCGGAGCACATCTTCCAGAACTAGGCTGCAATTTCCGGGATCTTCCGTCACAGGACGAAGGGGCTGCTTGCGAGCGGCCCCTTCGGCGTTGTAGGATGCGCGCATGAACTGTCCGGCGTGTGGTGCAGAGATCGTGAGTGTCAATCTCCCCGATGGAGAGCAGAAGACGCTCGATGCCCACGCGCAGGCGTATAGCGGCCCCGATCGGTACATGATCGAAGGCGAAGACGCCAGCAAGGCCCGGCCCGTCAGTCCCACTGTCGATGGCTATGCCTACGGCGACCACGACGTCACCTGTCCAGCCAAGGTGCGCGAGCGGGAGAAACGCGAACGGCTCTAACCAGTAGGAGGTGGGGGATGAACAGGACGGTCCAACGCGAGACTGCCTTGAAACGAGCAAACGACGTGCGCCAGAATCGCTCAGCGCTGAGGCGCGAGCTGAGGGCGAGTAAAACCAGAAGCCGGCAGCGTGCCAACGAGATTCTCGGTGAGGTGCCCGGCTGGCTGGAGACCTGCAAAGTCGAGCGCTTCCTGGTCTTCTTCCCAGGGATCGGCAAAGTCCGGGCTCGGGCGATCATGCGGACGCTGAGGCTCAAGGGCAGCGAGCGGCTGGGCGTGCTGTCCCCGCAGACCCGGGTCGAGCTCGCGGTGCTGCTCGGCCGCACCGGGGCGCGCTGATCGACTCGGACCTCTTCTATCCGCCGAGGGATGCCTTCGGCCGCAAGGTCCCCCACAAGATCGGGCTCCCCACCTGGCTCAAGGTCGCTCCTTTCCTGCCGCAGTGCTTCCCAGATCGAGTTCCGCCCGAATTTTGGGCAGAATCCGTGGACGAAAGGGGGAAGCCCGACATCATCGTCTCGTGTCCCTGCGGCGAGGAGGTTCACCTTCACTTCGCCGGCATGGCCGACTGCGCCTGCGATCGGATGTTCCTGCACACCGGCCAGGAGGTTCGCTGCGGCCGGTTTGAGAAGGAGCAGCCGGAGGAGGTCGTAGATTAGATATGAGCGCTCACCCCAGCCATGTCTCGTGCGAATCGACCCCGACACCAAAGACGCCCTCCTCTTCGCGGTGGGGATATTGGGCATCGTGGCGCAGGGCGTCCTCTACGCTTTCGGGGTCCCGCCTTCGATTCCGCTGATCGGGGCCTACCTGACAATGAGCGGGGTGGCGACGGTCTCCTCGATGTACGGAGGGTCCAGTGAGCGACGGGACGACGATGATGAATCGCCGCGTCCTCGGCGCAAGAGGAAGGGAACAAATGCGGATAGACGGGACTCCGATGATTCCTGAACCTTTCCACCGTCTCCGAAAAGCAACGGTGAAAACCCCGATCATCTTGCTGTATGCTGCCGTGATCGTCACGGTACTTACGATTCTCTACTGGTTGCTGGGAGGGTAAGTGGAGCATTCGAGGCTGGTTAAGCCACCCACGAGGTGGAGCGGTCGAGTCACGATGTTCCTTGCTCTTTACATCGCGATCGCCGTGACGGTGCTCGGTGTTTTGATCCTCGAATCGGTCGGGGAAAACGCTGAACAGAGCAAGCAGATCGCTCAGCAGGGAGTCCGCATCGCCCGCCAGGCGCGCGCGTCCGCGAAGAAGAATCAGATCAGCGCGATCAAGGGCTGCTACCGCGGCAACTATGTCCGGGAAAAGATCAACGTGATCTCCGGAGCTCTGACCAGCCTGCTGCAACGCTCGGTGGCCGAAAGCGAAAAGATCACGCCGCTGACGCCCAGCCAGGTCAAGTTCCTCGAACTGGAGTATCGTCGTCTCAAGCCGTTGAGGAAAGTCAACTGCAAGAAGCACTATGGAGATGCTCCGAAACCTTCTTCATCCCCATCGCCATAAACTCGCGATCGCGGCGAGCTTGGCGATTGTCGCGGCCCTGACCGGCCTCGGCCTTCTAGCCAATTCGATCTCGGAGCGGCAGACGAGGGTCGAGCATACGGTCAAGCTGCAGACCGTCAAGGTCCAGCAGCTCCTCTGCGAGCATCCGAAGACCAAATCGTGCGAGAGGCATGCCTACAACCTGATCGCGTCCTGCGTCGCCGTCAAGCCCTGTCACCAGCTACTCGTCTTGGCGTCGACGACGCCGACGGACATCCCGATCGCCGCGCCGGCGGCAAAGCAGGTCTTCGAACCTGAACCCGAAGGGGGTGGTCCCCAGCCCTCCCCAGGGCATCAGCAAGCCGGGGGCCACGAGCCCCCGCCTGGTCATCACTCGCATCCAGGCAAGCAGCATCCAACGCCTTCTCCGGAACCTGCCCCAGCACCAGCTCCAGCAGCCCCAGCTCCAACCGCGCCTCCCGCTTCAGCTCCCCCAGGGCATGAAGAAGGAAGCCCGGCCCTGAAGGTCTGTGCGGATCTGCCGCTGATCAAGAAGTGCGTCGAAGCGGACGTCGCCGTCGAATAACTTGCGCCGGCGGGCTGGGTGCGGTATACCTTCTCGCCTTGGCTAGTAGCAACGCGACCCATCTCATTCTCCGGTGCCTGTAAAGACCGACTGGCACGAGACGGAGGCAGCCTGCGTCCCCGATCTGTCGGGGGTCGATCCGTTCGAGACGGCATCATTGCCATCCATGGACGCGCTCAGTCTCGACATCCCGGCCGAGGAGCTGCAGCGTCGGCTCCGGCTGCTGGTCAAACGCGAGGGCAATCTCTTCGCCGAGGGCGTCGTCTGCAGGATCAAGGACAACGACGAGTCCTCCTGTCTGGCCTGCCCGTTGAACCAGATCGGCAAGGAGACGGCAAAAGCCGCACTGTGCGGAATCGGCTGCGACCAAGAGCGCGTCGTCACCCTTATGCTCGCTCAGCGTGAGCGGGTCTAAGGGGCCGCGGCCCTACACACAGCGGCAGGCGAAAACCATCTTCCTTCGAGTGCCGAAGGCAGACTGGGGTTTGGTGCGCGCCGGCCGCAAGACGGAGTTCAGGGCCTCACCGTCGGTATGCCCGCAGCTCTGGAAGGTCGAACCACCGGTGCCCGTCGTCGCCTACGCGGTCTTCGGCGATCGGTACAAAAAGGAGCTCATGGTCGTCGAGGAGGCCTGGCGGGAGCCCCTCGGCGCGATCACCGAGGAGTCGCTGCGGCGGGAGCGCCAACCGGATCTGGCCCACTTCCGCCGCTACTGGATGGCCAGAGAGAACACCGCCTTCAAACCGATGCGGATGGTGTCGGTCTTCCGCGTGCGGCCCTGGCGCGAGGGCGACGATCGAGCGATGGCCGACCGGCTTCTCGAACTGCTCTACGGAGAATTCCTTGGACCTTGATCGGCGGGAATTCCACATGGAGGCAGCCGGCCAGCGGATCTGCGCGCAAAAGGGCTGTCGCAACACTTGGCCGTGGCACCCCCACCATGTGGTCTACGAACAGCACTGCCCTGAGGGGTTCAAATCGGACCCACGCAACTGCCTGCGCCTTTGTCCAGACTGCCATGCGAACCACCACGGGCGCGCGAGGCCAATCCTCCTTACCCAGCTAAGAGACGCAAATTACGAGTTCGCATTCGAGGTGCTGGGATCAGCCGCTTATGACTACCTACGCACACGTTACGATGGCGACGATCCCCGACTAGAGGAATGGCGTGAGCGGACCACTGACGTTTGAGGTAGAAGCACCGGCGGGCGGCACGCTGCATCTCCGCGGCCAGGACGAGGTCGACCTCTGGGAGGAGATGGCGGAGAGCTACAAGAAGGATTACCGCCTGGTCCGCCAGAGCGAGCTCGTGCTGCTGGGGGCGCTCCTGACGCAGGCCCTGACGCTCTACCGCTGCCAGCAGGAACTGACCGGCCTGGTGCCTAAGACGGACGCTGGCGGTGTTCCTACGGGCGAGTACGAAGAGAAGAAGGTCAGCCCCTCCGAGCGCGGCACGATCCAGAAGACGATCGGCGAAGCGACAAAAGAGATCCGCGAAGTGGAGAAAGCACTCGGGATCGACAAAAAGACCCGCGAGGCTGGTGGATCTCAAACCGTGGCGAGTTATGTACAGACCCTGAAGGAGGCAGGTCACCGGATGGGTGTACATATCTTCAAACGGACAAAGATGTACGAGCAGTTCGCGATGGATATGCGCTGGCGGTTACGTCTGCTTCGCAACGGTGACGCCGAGGACAAGAAGTACCATGACGTCTCGCCGGAGAAAATCTGCGTGTGGGCTGACGGAGTTCTCGCCGAGATCGAGAATTTCGACAAGGAATTCGGAAAAGAGCAAGCAAAGTTGTTCGGGGGCAAACTATGAGGAAGAAGCTGCGGCGGCTTTTGGAATGGGCGTTCGTCACTGAGGTCATCGGCCAGGACGAGTGCCCTCTGATGGAACGGTGGGAGTTCCTCAAGATCGGACTGCCCGGCCGGGAGCCGTGGTTCAAGGCGATGATCCACCACTTCCCGCCCTTCGTCACCGACGCCGACCCCCACGATCACCCGCGGCCCTTCGTTACGTTGATCCTCGCCGGCGGCTACCTGAACTCCGAGTGGACCAAGCTGGTGCCGCCGTTGGATCTCGGCGATCGCCTGCAGGAGTGGATGATCACCTACGAGTGGCTGGCCAGGGGCGACCTGCGTTTCCGGCGCGCGAACCACACCCACATCACCGAGACGACGGCCCAGGGAGCCTGGACGCTGGTCGTCATGGGACCGATGGTCCGCAAATGGGGTTTCCTGCGTGACGGCAAGTGGCTGCCGTGGAAAAAGTACGTCGAGCGGTACGGTGGCGTCGTGCGCTGCGACACCGGCGAGCTCGACGAGAGTGAGAATGGCACCTATCCGCCCTACACCGTCGCAAAGCACGACGACAGAGAGCACAATTTTCGGGAGTACAAGGGAACGCCCCCGCCCTACGACTTGCTTGGCTGATGCAGAAGCTGGGCCATATTGAGGGGATGGACACCAGCTTCGTCGGCGAGGGGGCCTGGGATCTCGATGAAGACGACCTTCTTCTCTTCGCCCTGCTCACCGATCCGATCTACGCGGCCGAGCTGCTCTGGCCGGAACCGAGCAACCGTGACTATGGCGGGCTCTACAGGGTCCGCGACTACCAGTACCCGCTCTGGCGACTAGAAGATCCCTACGCCGGCTACGCCTGCGCGCGCGCGACCGGGAAGACCGAGTCGATCAAAGGTCACGCCTTCTGCCACAGCTTCCGGCGGATCAGCGAGAACATGCTGATCACAGCCCCGGAGCTCATCCACCTTCACCCCCTCACCGACGCGATCGAGGAACGCATCCGCGACACACGACTCACCAGGGACTTCCTTGACACCCGCGGCGGGCAGACTGGCTTCACCCACCGACCGTTCGGAGTGAACTTCCTTGACGGGACCAAGATCGTCGGCCGCATCCCCCGTCTGACCGGTACCGGCGTCAAGGGCCAGCACCAACCTGACCTCCGAGTTGAGGAGGCCCAGGATTACCCGGAGCGCGGCTGGACCGAGGTGCATGAGACCGTGAACAAGGACCACGTCGACGCCGACGGCAATCCCGACTTCACCTACTGGTTCTACGGTGTGCACTCCGGAGCCCGCGACTCCGGCTTCTTCAAACGCATCAACAAAGGCTCCTTCACCCTGACCACGATCACCAAGCTGCAGACCGAAAGCTGGTGTAAGGCTGAGAAGGAAGCTGCCGAAGCGGCCTACGGCGGATCGAGCGCCCCCGACTACCGCCGCAACATTCTCGGAGAGGCCGGCGCTGCAGCGAACCCGTTCTTCGTCATGTCGCGGCTGATGGCGTCGATCGACCAGGACCGCGAGAGCGACTACAACCAGCACGAGTACGTTGCCCAGACGCTACGCGCCGAGGACATCGAGGATCTCGACATGGAGATGGCCGAGCTGCTCGATTTGCCCACCAGCTTTGGGAGTGTGCACTGCGGGGCTGACATCGGGCTCACCCAGTCGCCGACGGTGATCACAGTCTTCTCCAAGGAAAAAATCGCCGGCCGGGAGCGGATCAAGCTCATCCGGCGCTACATGATCGAGCGCTTCCGGCCGAAGCAGATCCGCGAAGTGAACTACGCGCTCGCCTACCACTTCGGCAACAAGCTCATGAGCTACGGCATGGATGAGACCGGCCTGGGCCTGCCGAT